TTTTTTAAAGCGGAACCCGACCTGCTATGGTTGCGGTTCAGCGCAATGGCCAGGTGGCAGAGTGGTCATGCAGCGGCCTGCAAAGCCGTGTACGCCGGTTCGATTCCGACCCTGGCCTCCATTGCGATCAAAGACTTAGCGCCCACGTGGCGCTTTTTCTTTGCACGAAATCCCGTGCTAAGTGCTTGAAAGAATCGTTTTGCCACCCGATTTCAGGAGGCAAACTCGTGTAAGCTTACGGAAAATTCGCTTACGTGAGTTTCGGGGATGGCGACAAAGCGCAGGCGCGGGGATAGCTGGCACTACGTTGTAAAGCGAGCAGGACTTCTACCAAAGCCGATCTACCTTACCTTCGACGATGAGGCCGAAGGTGATGAATACGTGCGCCGCGTGGAAGCGTTGCTCGATCGCGGCGTTGTGCCGGACGACTTCAACGAAAAGCGTGAAGTGCAGCGCAGCCTGCGCGAGCACATTTCACGCTACCTGGGCGCCCAGCACGTAGCAAAGGACGATAGCAATCTCCTGGGCATTGTTGCCCAGCGCCTGCCGCGGGATCTGCAGCTTTCGGCGCTGACGTTTAGCTGGGCCACGGGTTGGGTATCTTCGCTTAAGCGTGAGCAGAACCTTGCCCCGTCGACACTACGAAAACATGTCGGTGCGCTGGCGCGCTGTCTCGACTGGCTTGCTGGCCATGGCGACATTCCCTTCAATCCACTTCGCTCGCTGCCAAAGGGATACGCCGTCTACACGCCGGCGGATATTGCGGCAGCGAAGGCGGTCGAAGGAGTCGCAAAAGTCGACACTGAACGTGATCGCCGGCTCGAACCTGGCGAGCCCAGCGAGGAAGAGCGTATACGAGCGGTGCTCGCCGGCGCGAAGCATCCTGATCGGCAACGAGCCCTCGAGCTCAAGTTCGCAGACAAATTGCTGCTGCTGTTCGAGATGGCGTTGGAATCAGCGATGCGCATGCGCGAGATGTATACGCTTTCGATCGATCAGGTCGACCTGAAGCGTAAAACCATCTTCCTGGACTCGACGAAGAACGGCGACAAGCGTCAGGTGCCGATCACATCCGTGCTGGCGGCGGCGCTCGGTCCGCACGTGCGCGGGAGAAAGCCAAGCGAGCTGCTGTTCCCCTGGTGGGATGGCGATTTGTCCGAAAAGTCCCTCAGGCGCACCACATCGAAGTTATCGCGCCAATTCACCCGCATCTTCGAAACGGCCGGTTGCGAGGATCTGAATTTCCACGACCTGCGCCATGAAGCAACCTCGCGGCTCTACGAGCGAACTAACCTCAGCGACATGGAAATAGCCAAAATCACGGGACACCGGACGTTGGCCATGCTGAAGCGTTATGCGAACCTTCGCGGCTCAGACCTCGCCACTCGACTTTGGTGAGCCCTTGGCGAGCATTTCATAGCGGGATAGGTCGGGGGCCGCCTTCCGCCTCGTACCGCGCCTGGCGGCCGCCGCCGGCGCAACGCTTCGGCCTTTGGGCCGGCCGGCCAAGCGCCGGCGTTCCTCGGCCTGCAAGCGACCCTGCTCGTGGATGTAATTGAGCACGTCGGAGCGCAGCAGGACAGCGTGCCGCTGATTCAGGATGACGGCCGGAACCTCGCCGCTATCGATCAGCTGCTTCATGGCTTCGTAGCCGATGCGCATGAGCTCCGCAGCCTGCTCAATACCCAACGTCTCGCCATTGTTTGTTTCGTTGAACTTGCTCACGGCGCCAAGGCCTCCGGCGTCCAAAGAATCGGTTTCTGATCAGATCGAATTGCGGCCTTGCCACGCGCAAGTGGATGCTTGGGGCTGCCACTGGCGGCGGTGCCGAGGCAGTGCAGCGGCTTGCCGCCAGCGCGCAGGATATCGACAACGTGGCGCGTGTGCTCGGGCGACGTCGGCAGGTCACCCCATGCGACCAGGATCAGATCGGCATCGCGCGCCAGGTACTCGAGCCAGCGATCATTCTCCGGTCCGGTCGGGTCAGTCATGGCGTCTAAGTCGCCGGGATTGGGTGAGCGGCCGCCGGCGTGCTGGTTGGCTAGCATGAATCCGCCGTAGCCCCAGGCGATCGTGAAATTGCGGATGCGGCTCTTGGTCGGGTCGCTCCTCTCGGCCGTTGCGGTCGACGGGTTGAACAGCACCCAGCCGACGCGCGGGAGTGTTGGTTCCCAAACCTCACGGATCAAATAACGGAACAGGCCGCAGTCAGAGATCACGCATTCGCTTTCGGGATGGAAGAGATCAGCCACCGGCCACCTCCACGCGCTTGAACGCGACCACCCACACCCAAGGGTTGGAATCCCAGCTGCCGGCGTCGTTGATTGATTCCCACAGCTCACGAAAGCTGCGCTGTGGCCACTTTAAGCGCCGTGCGATTTCTTCATGGGTCTCGCCAGCAACGTTAACCTTGCCGGGCTCAATCCTTTCACAGAACGTCGCACCGTCCATGGCTCCTTCCGCCAACGCATCTTCATAGCTGATGTCCTGCAGCCTCTCCACGCGCACGCCGGTCACTTCCAGCGTGATGCGGCTGGCCCAGCGTGGCATGAATCGCGCATGTCGATAGCGACCAGGTGTTGCAGAGCCTGGGGTTGAGCCAAAATCGCGCCAGTCCTCGCGGCTGTTGAGAGCACCGTCAGCCTCATAGCGTATCGGGCACCACGGGTTGCGGTAGCCGGCTTCCAGGCACTTCTCTGCGATCTGAAAACCGGAGCATGCATCGAGCGAGTCGGGCACACGCCAAGCCTCGCGCACCCATAGACGGTCACGCTCGCGAGGATCGCCGTAGGGGCACAGGAATTCTTCGGACTGATAGGCACCCCCGCCAACGGCTTCAACGCCGAAGCGCGCAACATATCCGTTCTGGTCAAGGCTGATATCGCCCTGGTAATAGCCATCGGCGAACGGCTGTTCCTTCATCGCGCGCCGCGTCTGCGTCTTGCGGCCTTCCAGGATCGCGCGCACCATCGGCGCGGAGAACAGAATGGGGAATTCACGCATGGTCACACCCGACGAAGTAACGATTGAGATAGCCCATAAGCTCGATCAGGAAGCGACCTTGGACTGTGGCGAAAACATGTACCGCGGGATCTATACGATCCGCAGAAACGGCGCGCCAATAGAGCGAGGAAGCACATCAGCTTCTTTCGTGCAGCCCAGCACAGCCGAGATGGGCGCACGCCGAAGGGCCGAAAAGGCGGTGCAAGCAATGTTTGGCAAGCAGACATAGGCGACTATTCCCTGCTGGCGCCTGGCAGAGGCGTATCGAAGTGCAGGGCGTTCTTGGCTTCCTGCTTGGCGCGGATCTTCGCCATCACATCCGGCTGACTGATGCGTTCCAGTTCGCGCTGGCCCTCCGCATGCATATCCAGTCCGGCTATGTAGCAGAAGCCGGCCAGGGTGATCATCACGCCGCCCACCTCTTGGCCAGGTTCACCGACCGGGCGCCCATAGACGTAGTCGACCAGCGTACCCACCCGCGATCGGTCGTACCCGTGTGCCTGCAACAGCTCCAGCACTTCCTCGAGCAAACGATCGCCGCGCTCCACCATGTTGCTGTAGAGCGATGGCACGAAGCACTCATCCATCCATGCGCCGACCCGCGTTTGGAACGGCTCATTTTCAACCTGTAAGCCTTCCGTACAAGTTGTGCTTGGCTCCGATATGCGCACGCGAACAGGGTCGATCCGGATGCCATCAAACGCAAAGGCGTTACCGAAAAGCATCAGGTCCTTGTTGGCCATCGCTTGCTGAGCTGCCAAGTGCGATTCGATCGCGGTCAGCCATTCGCGCATGGTTGCAATTGAAGGCTGCTCGCCTTCGTCAATGTGCGCGGACAAGCCAAAACCCACACTTTGAAGCGTCGTCTGCTGGCTCATGCGCGTTGCTCCGGGAATGCGTTGTGTTTGACGCCATCAATCATTGCGGCTTTCTCAATTTGAACATCGGCGGTTGGTTGAGCTCTGCAATTGCGCTGTCGAGCCACCCACGTGTGTATTCCTCACCGAACATGGCACGCATGTATTTCGTGGCCGCGTGCCCAAGCATCTCGAGGTAATTGCGAGCCATGTCAGGGGGCATCGTCGCTGCTGCTTGAACGGCCGCGATCGCTTCCTTGAGGCCTGGGTCAAGATCCTGATCAGACATCACTCGACCTCGGCAGGAAGGGGCAAAGGCGGTCCGCGCACGGGAACGGGCCGGTGAGCCTGCAGCCATCGCGCGAGCAGGCCATGGGTGCTGGTGCGGCTGGCGCCTCCGTAGCTGGCGGCTCACGACTGATCCATACCGTCTGCCCAACACAGAACTGCATGTCATGCTGCATCTCGACAATGCACCCGGCACGGCTGTTCGAAAGCGTGCTGATGATCTTGGCGGGATAGGACTTGTCAGCCATTGGGCAGGTCCTTCGGCGCACGCTTGCCTTTGATGGCGCCTTTCGCCTCGGCAAGCACGTTTTCGTACGCCATCTCGATCGCCTCTTCAGCCGGTAAGCCGTAATCGCGTTCGGACGCACGGCGCAGTTTTTCGGGCGATTGGTAGCCAGCGATGCGCTTCAGCGCGTTGAAATAGACCAGCTCGTTGTTCTGCTTAGCCATTGGCCCTCTCCTGGGTATGCGCCTTCACCCACTCGGAATTCTCTGCGCGCCATTCCGCCCAGCTCTCATGGGTGAGCTTGTGGTTGATCCATTCGGGGACGTCGGGCTTGGGATCGAACGGCTTTTCCTTTGCTTGGCAACGCTCACACTTATGGGTAAAACCGCCGATGTGTTTGGAGCAGAAGTACAAGCCGCAGCCGTACCTGCCGCCATATGGCTTCCCGCCGCATACGTATGACAGCCCGCGGTCGATCTCCTCGTTACAGCCCGGGTGATCGCACGTGGCTGGCACCCCATAGCCGATATCGCGATCCCAGTGTTTGTCGTAGCCGATAGACCAGCCCATGGTCAGATCTCCGTGCAGGCGAACATGCGAGGCATGTCACCGCCGTCCGCAATCTCGATGGCGAGCTGCTCACGAAATGAGCGTGTCAACGTGCGGTCGATCTCTTCCGCGCCGCTATAGTTGAACATCAGGCTATCGAGGTCCGAGTCCGAGACCAGCTCCGGATATTGGTCATCGCCTTCGAACACGTCGCCGTACGCTTCAACGACGGCCAGCTTGATCTGCTCGCGCGTGCCAGCGCCAACCCACCACTCAATATCGTCGATTGCCCAAATATGCACCTGGGTTGGATCGAAGTTGTCCGTGTCCATCACTTTGCCTCCGTCGGTTCGCTCGGCTCCGTCATTTCGACATAGGCCGACATAATCTGGAGAAATAGGTGGTCAGCTCCGCGCGACTGAGCTTCTTTGCCCAGCTGCATGGCGGCATTGAGATGGCTGATCTGTTTCGCGGCTGCGACTTCTTCAATCGCCTTGCGCCATTCCGCCATCTTTTCCTGGTACTGCTCACCCCACAGGAACTGCATTGCCTTGCGGATGCGATACAGCTCGGCGGTGAGGGTGACTGCCTGTTCGTCCTTGGTCATGCCGTGTACCCCTTCAGGTCTTCATAGGCCGCCAACATCGCAATGACGTCGCCGCTCACGACGGCCTGGTCGGCGCGCTGCAGCGACTGTTCCATCAGGAACGCCGCAGGTCGCCCGGCAAGTCCGATGCTGAGGTATTGCTCTTTGAGTTCGCGCACGCGTGCCTGTTCGGCAGGCAGTGCTTCTGCCAGTGAAGTCATGCCACCACCTCGAATAGGCCTGTGCGGCGTTGTAGGTAAGCCACGCAGGCAGGGTTGAGCCATGCGTGCTCGATTCGTGTTCCGGCACCACGCGCGGCCGCGATGCGCGCGCTCGTGTGGTGGTGCTCCCATGCGCTCAGCCGGCGCTTGTACAGGGCGGACTCATAGCCGGTCAGGACTACGCACCCTTGCAGCTCGAGCAGGACCGTGAGCAGCTCATCGTGGTCGACGTCGCTCATTTCATGCCGGTAATAGCCGCGGTTCCCGTTTTGCATCACCCGCGTTTCGTGCATGTACGGCGGATCGACGAAAAACAGCGTGTCAGGGGTGTCGTGCTGGCGCAGCAGGTCGATCGCCGGGCGGTTTTCGATCATGACGCCGGTGAGTCTCTGGCCAGCTGCCTGGAGAGCTTCGGGGTATTCCACCCATAGCTGCTGGCTGGTGCCGTACTTCCGCCGCGTATCGATGCGAAAGCCTGTCTTGCCCTTTGTTGCGCCGGCGGATCCGAAGCCCATCTGCGCGCGGACAGCGAGGCGCCGCGCGCGCTCAATCCGGTCGGCTGTTGGCTCCCAGGCGAGGTCGAATTCGTCCCGCGCGTAGGGTGTCAGAGTGCATGCTTCGATCAGTTTTGCTCGATCGGCAGGATCTCGCAGCACTGCAAAGAAGTTGACGATGTCCCCGTCCAGGTCGTTGTAGACCTCCGCGTACGATCGTGGCTTCTGGAGCAGCACGCCGGCCGCACCACCGTAGGGCTCGACGTAGCACCGGTGAGGCGGGAAGAACTGCATCACCCAGTTGGCCAAGCGGAACTTGGCGCCGTGGTAGCGGATGGCGGGGCTGGTGACGCTCATGCTGCCAAGGCCTCCGGCTCGTCGACGGTGTCAAGGTTTGCGCGCGCAAGGGCGGCCAGTGGCGGCGGGCTGACGCTGTTGCCGCACATCTTCACCGACGCGCTGTTGCTCAACCTGGTGCCGTCGGCGGTGCGATCGATGATGTAGTCGGCGGGGAACCCCTGCGCGCGGAACAGCTCCTCCCGGCGAAGCATGCGCAGGCAGATGTCCACGATCACGTAGGGCGTGCCCTTGATCGTCACTGTGACCAGCGCCAAGCGTTCCTTGGTGGTGGCCGTGGTCAGTGGTTCGCCTGGGTGAGCGTGCTGGCCGCCGGTGCCGTGATAGCGCATAAGGAAGGCAGCTACTTGCAGCGCACTGGCCTCCTGCTCAGGGCTCAGGGTGCATTCCACGACACCAAAGCGCGTCGCGCCGCCCAGCGCCGTCTGCATCGGTTCGTCTGCACCACTTCCCTTGGCGTTCTCGCCGAACGCTGTCAGGTGGCCGGTGATCAATGCGTGGTGCTCGCCGCCGGCGCTTACGGTTGCCAGCGGATCGCCAGCATCAGCCGCAGTGCTCGTGCCGCGCAGCTTCGCGAGGTTGGCGGTCACCAGGCGTTGCTGAGACCCCGTCCCGGCAATTGTCGAAACAGGCTCTTCTGCGCTCCGATTGCGCGAAGGGTGACTGTTTGGGCCGCCGGCGGCTTGCTCAAGGAACGCGGTCATCAAGCCAAGCGCATGCGCAGCGCCGGCGGGCCGTACCGCACCCGCGCCGCTGGTGATGACAGGTGCTGGCGCATCCACTGCCGCGCCGTTGCTCGCACCTCGGAATTTGACCAGGTGTGCGGTGGCCACTGCGCAATCAGCCTTGCCAGTGAGCGTGTACCCAGGCTCGGCTGCGGACCTCGGTTCGGTCTGGCCGGCTCGGCCACCAACCCCGACCAGCGTGGGCGATACCATCGAGAAGTGGCCGCCTTTCACTCCAGCGCACTGCGTCCGCAATGGGTCGCTGCCCGGCCAGATGCGTTGGGTACTTCCATTGGCGTGCTCGGTGATGACCGGGGCAACGGTGGCATCGATCGCTGCAAGCTCGCCGCGATTGGCGCCGGTGATCGTCGGCAGCGGTTCGCTGTTGCCGTGCTGGCGCCGCTCACCGTGATGAGTCAGGGGAATGATGAAAGGCTCGGCCGCGCCCAGCACATACCGCTGGATGCCCTTCGCGATACGTCGCATGGTTGCGTCGGCCAGCGGCCGCTTGCGGTTGAAGATCGAATTGCCGCGGATTGACCAGTCGATGCAGTGGGCGGCGGTGACGTACGGGTGCGCTCGCCCTGGGCCATGGGTGGGCTCCGGCCAGCGGATGGTTTCGCCATCACACCGCCATAGACCAAACACGCGTTCGCGGCTGGTACCGGCGCCGTAGTCACAGGCTTTCAGTAGGCGATATTCGCCGACGTAGCCAAGCTCGCGCATCACGGCATTGAACTTGCGCCAGGTCTCGCCGAGGCGGCGCTTGTCCGGCACCAGATACTGCCGTTGCACCGGCACGCGCTCGCCCGGCTCGGCGATGCGATTGGTCATGACGGGCTTGCCGCGGCGCATGACGACCTCGCCGGTCTCTTCGTCGATCAGCGGGACCATATCCAGCGTCACGACGCGGCCGGTGGCCTTGTCGCGCTTGGCGATCAACGGACACCACTGCAGGATCTGCTTTACGTTTTCGAGCGAGATGATCCGCGGCGCAAGCCCGTGGCGAGCAAGCCGGCCGGCGATCTTCGGAATAACCCAGCTGAGCGATCGCGTTGCTTTGTCGCGCGGCTGTCCGCCCTTTGCCTGGCTGAAGTGCGTGCAATCGGGCGACGCGTGGAACCATCCAACCAAACGGCCGGCCACCTCGCGCAAGATATCCACCTCCCACACGTCTGCAGGGAGGTGCTGCGTGAAGGGATGGTTCGCCGCATGCATGCCGATGGCTTGCGGATCGTGATTCACCGCTACGTCCGGATCGCGGCCAAGGGCCTGGCGCAGCGCCTCGCTGGCGCCACCGCCGCCCGCGAAAAAGTCCACGACGATCTCGCCTGCGCGCAATGCGCTGACCAGCTTGCGATGCGGAAAGTTGAAACCCTGTTGACCGGTTCCGTCAGCCATTACGCGGCCTCCTGTTGAGCAGCGTCCCACTTCTGGATCGCCCACACGATCGCGCGCAGGCACCAAATGAAGTGGAACGTGTAGCTGCGGCAATCGGCTTCCCAATCGGTGAAGCGGAAGTCGCCTAATTCATAGTCGCGAATGAACCCGGCGGCTCCAAACTCGTCAGGCTCGATGAAGGCGAGGTCGTGCAGCACTTCGGCACGGACATCCTCGTCTTCGTCCTCGACGTAGCGTTCGACCGCAGCGGTGAAGGATTCCCATTCGAATTGCGTGAGGCCGTTCCTATCTGCCGACACGCACTTCTGCGCCCAATAGCTCGGGTTGATGTCGGCGGCTCTATTGCGGAAGAACGTGAACATGTCCGGCACGCGCTCGAACACATAGGTGCCGCAATCGCCGTGGATGCAGAGGGCGCCTGGCCAGGTGATCACATCGAAACCGAAGCAGCCGGTGCCGGGCTTACGAAAGTTAAGATGTCGGTCTATGCCGGCGGCGCGCAGGACGGTCATCTGGTGCTCGCGCACATCATGGGCAAAGCGCTCGGCGGTGCATGCGTATTCCATTAGCGCGTCCTCCCATTGTTCTGGGCACGCTGCTGGCGCCTGCGCTCTTGGAACTCAGGCCACGGCACCTTGTGGAGCCCGTCGATCAGGTAGCCCCAGAGCTGGCGCTTCGGCCCGGTGATCTGCAACAGCCAGGCGTCATTGCCGTTCGGCAGGGTGAAGAAGTGGTAGTCCCACGCCTTGCGGCGGAACACGGCGCCGGCGGCATACAGGTGCCCGTGGTCCGTGTCATAGGCCACCGGATCCAGCCCGTGGTACCGGTTCACCACCTCGATGTGGTCACGCCACCGATCCAGCTCGCGCGGCACGATCTCGCAGACGGCGCCGCGCAGGACGACGGTGAGGGAATGGCAGGCCTCATCGTGGAAGATGGGCTCTTCGTTGCTCACCTGCTGGACGACACGCACCGCAAACCACGGGTGGATTTCGCCGTCGCCATTCGGGTGCTTGCTGCCGATACGGAACAGCCAGTACCGGTGCAGGAGCGGCTTGCCGTCGTCGTGGAGCATATGCTCGTGCGGTGTCCGCAACGCCCGGTTGATGCACCAGGTGGCGAACCCTTCGAACATCTTGGCTTTCAGCTTTGAGAACATGCTGTCACCGGGTAAGGGGTTGATGGTCGGAGCAGGGCGGTCGATTGCCTGGGTAGCGGCTGCCGTGGCCGGCGGCGCATCCGCCAAGGCCTGCTGGCGGATTGATCGGATCAGGGACGAAGCGTTTGCAGTCGCCACAGCAGGGCCGCTGAACAACAACCTTTGCTGGGATCCGATCGAGATCCGCGCAGTAGGCGGCGAGGCGCCGGTCGTCGATCACGGGTCAGGTTGCGAGGCGATCGAGCAGGTCGAGGAGAACGCCGTTGATCCCCGTGATCTGGCTCGCGCGCTGGTGCAGGGCATCGACCAGCGGGACGTTGTGGCTGTCAGCGACTCTGCCCAGGACGCCCACGTCGCCAGTGCCATCACGCATCACAGGCGCGAGGCGCACACCCAGTTCGTGCACGAGCTTCTCGGTCTCTTCCGAGACGTTGATGAGGTCGAGCATTGCGGCTTCGACAGGCGACGGTGCCGGCGCTGCCGCATTGATGACCGGCTCGGGATCGGGCTCAACTACCGGCGGCACCAGGCGCTTCGCCAACAGGTCAGCCAACTGGTCGACATCGACATCCGTCAACCGCGATGCTTCGCGATGTTGCTGCTCGCACATCGGGATTCCCTTGTTGGGCGATACATCCAGCAACTCCTGCAGTTCTTCGAGCACCGACCGCGGCTTCGCCTTGCGGATGTGAGAGTGCTGCGCCTTGCGGAGGTTGGTGGTGCGCTTCGCCGCCACTTTCTTCTTCGACTTGCTTGCCATGATGGTTCCTTGAATGAGGTGGTTGCCGCCCGGCTGTATCTCGGCGCCGTGGCGGCTAGTCGCTTCCGCTCACCTATAGCCGTATCGGTGAGCCTTCTTCGTCTCGGGAGCGGGGCGGACAGGCAGCCGGCTAAAGCTCGTGCGGATTGCGCCTGTCCACGCATCCGCCGGTATGGCTCGCCCCTTGGCGCTCCCTCTCTGCATGCTTTCGGTTACTTGCAGTCGGCCGCGTCGATGTCGGCCTGGGTGATCGTGTATTTCTGCACGTTGTCGACGGTGAAAAAGGTCACCTCGCAGTGCTTGCGTGCCCATGCCTCAAGAAAGTCGTTGAGTTCTTTGCGGGCCTCCGGGCTAACGCTTGGGAAGTCCTCCGCGCACTCACCTCCGACGTCGGATGCGGCATCGCCCATGTCGTCTATTACACGGTCAGCATCGACGAAATCGGCAGCATCCGGCTTGTGCGCAGTCCCAAACGAAACAACCCAGCCAGGTTCCACAGTTCCATGCAGGTCGTAGATTCCCTGGATCAGCTCGTCGAGCGATTCGTAGTTGAACTGCTCTTCGTCCAGCGACCAGCACTTTTCCCCGTCCCCGACACTCATTGCGAATTCCTTTGCCGGCATTCGCCGGCGCTATGTATTGGTTAAGGCGTCACTTCTTCCATTTCGAGATCGATGGAACCCATGTCCGGGACTTCGAAATCGACGATCTTGATTCCGTGGGCGCCCTTGGCCGGCCAACCTTCGGCCTCATCGAGCTCGGCCTGTGCGCCGCGGAGATTGCTGCCTTCGAGCACGGCGCCGATCAGATACGGGCCAGCGCGGCGAACTGCGGCGAGGACGATGTCGTCGTTGGCTGCTGCGAGTACTTCCTCTGCGCTGGTCCAGAAATCGTTGATCTCCTTCGCGACCTCCGGCGTCAGGACGTCGTGGTCGACTTCTACGGTGACGCTGATTTCGCCGGCCCATCCCGCCATAAGCTTGTAGCGCTTCTTCACGCGAATCCCTTTGCCGGCGCACGCCGGCGCGTTGTGTAAAGAGGCAGTGCGGTGTGTCTCCGTGTCGGCGTTCTGATGCCACGCCGTTGCGGCTTCCGGTTGTCACACCGGTTATGTTTACTGGCGCGCGCAGAGCACATTGCCCTTCGATCACGCCGCACTGCCGTACAAGAAAGCCGCCTGCGAGGTTTTTTCATCCTCAAGCCATGAAGGGAAATGGTCTTCACAGGCGGCTTGCTTGTGCCCCGTGTTGCGCCACGGGGCGGGGCGACAAACAAAACGGTTACTGCAGGTCCGACTCGGTCCACCATTTCTTCACGGCACGCCCGTCTGCTGCCTTGTAGAGAACGAGATAGTTGTTCTCGTTATCGATGTACTGAGCGCGCCCGATTACGGTGCCGGCTTCGCCGCTGACAGTGATCGTTGCGCTTGCACTCAGATCGAACTTGAAATCACGATTGTCTTGGTCGTCCATTCACTTGCTCCAGAAAATTGAAGGTGCCGTCTCTCCGGCTGCCACGTCGTTCTGCGACCTATTGGCTCCAGACGTTCTCGTGCCGCAATTACCGCGTCGTCGCTCCCGCCGGCATACTCGTGGACAGACTTGCGCCGGATTCGCCTTAGTTCCCTGCCCAGCGAAGAAAACGGTTACCAGCGAATCGTTGCGTTCCTGAAAATCAAGCCCGAGCAAACGGCCCCGGATACAACGCGGCCTTGTGGATTGCGTGCAGTGAAAGAAGTCGCGAACGTGTCGTCTTTCCCGCACGAAGCGAACCATGCGTGGCCGGTAACGCGGATATCGGTGAAGCCTTGAGCTTGAAGCGCGCTCGTTGCATCGTTGGTGCTATAGCAGCCAGCCAACGCTGCGCACGCCATAGCCAGAAGCAAAAGCCTTCTCATGCTGTTTCTCCTGTAGGCCGGCTTTCCGGCGAAGACATGGGATCAGGCACAGAAACGGGGCGCCCGAGCTGGTTGTTGATGAGCGCTGCAGTGGCTTCGCCCAAGGCTTTGCTGGCGGCCTGCGTATCGCGAAGACTTTTCCGACGGTCCATGCGCAGGCGGAAGCGTTCGGCAAGTCCGAGCGGCATTTGCATGCGTGAGATGCGCAGGCGCATAAGCGCGGCACGTGCACGTCCACCGTGGTCTTTAACCATAGGCGACATCTCGAACTTCACCGGCGTGCCTGGCGGATGAATGCCTCGACGCTTCCAGTTCTCGCTGTCGGCATAGAAGCTCAGGGCCGTGTGAAGCTCATTGACCTGGACTTCGAGTATGCGAATACGCTTGCGGCCGAACATCAGGCAGCCATCGTGGCGTGGTCGGCGGTACCGAGAATCGGCTCAACGAATCTGCGAGCCCACGCCGTGGCTGCCAGGTCGGGCGTGGCGGCGCGATGTCCGCGCACCATGCATGCGCTGCACTCGACGTAGAACTCGACCTTGCAGTTGCCGGTGGCTCGGTACATGCGCGGCCGGTGCCCGGGATGACACACCTGCAGCGGCGGGTGGTTGGTGACTTGCTTCTCGACCATGGAGGCATCCTCCGTGTGGAAAAGAGGGATGTGGCCGTCGCCAGGCACTACGGCCCGGGAGGAAGCCTTATCGCTGGGTACAGGGGGGAGACCAAGCGAGCCTGGCGACAGCCACAAACTGGTGCGCAGGGCGGCGTACTTGCGCTCGCACGCTGCGGTGAACGAGGCGGCCACGGCCGCTTGTTCGGAAAGGGGGAGTTCGTCGAGGGAGAGGCAGCTCATGGCAGGCCCCCGATGCGCGCGAGAGTGGAAGCAGCATCTAGGCATATCTCGCCGAGCTCCCTCCCTTCACCGTTATCGTTGCGATTCCAGGCGACAAGCCGGCGCTGAACATTGATCAAGTCGCTGATGGCTTCGTAAGTTTCGAGCAGCTGATCAACACGCTCGTGCTCACCGTGCGCACTCAGGGCGCCGGCAGCCAGCTTGATGTTGTCGAGGACGTCGACCTTCTGAGCTGGCGCGTTCATAGCCGCACCGCCTGCAGGATCGGCCACCACAGCCACAGCGCGGCAAGCGCGATCAAGCCGAGGCAGATATCGAAGATGACGGGGCTGACCGACTGAGGGGTGCCGTCTTCGCCCGGCACTGGCAGGGCACCTGGCACCGGGTCAATGTACGGACGTTCAACGACGGTAGGGTTTTTCCCGTGCGTTTCGTTGACCGGTAGGTAGGCATGCAACAACATGCGGGTGACCCCTATAGCTTGGCGGCTTGAGGGGTAAGGTAGATCAATGGATGAAAAACGTCAACCATATGGACGAAAAAAAGATCACATTTTTCATCCGTATCGCCTTGGCGTGGACTTTCGGCTGTAATTAATCAACCAAATCCATTTAGGAGTTCAACATGTCAGGCAGAAAGTTCCGCATTGCGAGCGCGCTGTTGGTCGGCATGCTGCTATTTGCAGGGGTTGCATCGGCCCAGACGGCGCCGGGGCTCGGCACCAACTGGCCGAATGCGCAGGACGTCAGCACGAATCCGCAATATCACGTGTACCGCTGGGTGATGGGCAACATCACCTACCTGCAGGTGAACGACATTGCGGGCAATGTGAAGTTTGCCGTCGGCGCGGTGAACGGCGTAGCGTTCGTCCTTCCGGTCGGGGCGCCGCAAATGGTGCAAGTGCAGCCTGCGGCCGCGCCGAGCGCAACGGCGAGCTCGTTGACATCGCCATCAGCGTCGACGGTCTACAGCGATCCAACGATCACTGTGCAGCAAACGAATAGCACGTTCTCGGTGACGCCATCGACGCAGATGGTATGCAAGGATCCCGCGGACTGCTCAGGCGGTTAGCGGTCACGAAGGAACACGGTGATCGAGGGTTCATCGAGGTAGGTCATGTCTTTGACCTTTCCCTGGAACGTCTTCGCAAGCCAGCGCACATTCTCGACCGTCAGACACGGGCCTGGGAGCTTGGAAACATCCTGCTTCCCAGGCCATACCTTGATCCTGAGCGCTACGGTGCGACTTGCCTGATTCAAGATGCGTAGCTGCATGGACACTCGCCGCGGCTTATAGCGATAGCAGAGGTCGAGCACCAGCTCGTAGGACGTTCGGTAAAGAAGAACTTCCATATCTTTTGGAAGCTCGTTCGCGAGGCGGGGTACCCGGGCAAGATATTGGATGCCGGATTGCTGCAGCTGATCGGCGAGCGTGCCATATTTCAGAGCAAATCGGATGCCGCTAGTTTCGAGTGCGTCCAAGTTGAGCGATTGGATCGCCGCAGGAAGCCTTACTGCTGGCGCCACGCCCATGCTCCAGCGCATTCCCGCGTTGGCTTCTGCCGACAGCGCATATGGTTCGGCATGGTTGGTATTGAAGTCTTCCAGCTTGCGGTACTGTCGCTCAAGCTCGATCGCTCCTCGCCGGACAATGCCATCCCCCCACGTGAGATTCTGGCGCGCGAGCCACAAGAGACCATCTCGCTCGCGATCGTAGATTCGAATATTCGCAAAGAGCTGCGACACATGGGCGCCAGTCCCCAGCGTGATCGTGATGACGATCATCATCAGGATTTGCTCTTGCATCAAGTCTGAGTCGTACCAGTGGCGTAGCGTTAAGCGCATCGCCAAATTGGCAAGGCACGTGAGCACCACGGCTGCAATCCATCCGCGCCGCAGCGCGACCATGGCGGCGGGAAACAGCATCAGCAGGCCTGTCGCTATTTGAACGATACGATCGCTGCTTGTGATGTTGAGCAACGTCAATACGCCAATGGCGGCAGCACCTAGGCCGATCTCCATGTGCGCCTGCTGCTTTGCGCCACGGAACTCGCCGGCCACGCCCATGAATCGCCCCCGCTTCGACCACTGGTATGTCACCACGGCTGGCACGACCATTAGCGCGCCCAAATAGTGACCGATAAAATAGACGAAGAAGAAATATATTGGGCCGCCCGGCATGTGGCTGGCGCCATGGCCATATCCCACCAGGGAAAGGGCGTACGTGTTGACGCCGGCGAGCAATGCTGAAGTCAGGGCGCAAGCCTTCAGAACCATCGAAACCGACTGGGTCGCTGTAGTGGAGGGGCCGTTCCAGCGGATAGTGCGGAGCAAGGCGGCGGCTAAGGGCGCCGTGAACGAAGGTGCTATTGCAGCCCAGAAGAACCAGTTGAAATTGCTCCCAGGCAAAGCGTTCGCTTTGTAGATGATCGCACCCGAGCAATCGGCCGCAATGATGAGTGGCCACAGATCAGCGGGCAGCAGCAAGAGCGCGCCCAGCCGGAAGCCGGTGGAGATGAGCCAGTGCGGTGCCGAAATTTCGCGAAGAGCTGCAAAGCAGAGTGCGTATCCGATGAAGATACACAGGTTCCTTATGCTTTTTCTGCGCATACCCCATCCAGAAAGTTGCGCGCCCCTGATCACTTCTGGTTTTTTAAACTTTTCCCACCCAGAACGTAAATCACTCGGCCGCGAATGCGTAAGCTCTTCATATCCTCTTCGAGTACATCGAACGACTCCAGACGCGGTTTCGTCCCCTGTAAACGAAGACCCGAATTCCCCGAAACTATCCGCCTGACTTGGGCGATGTTCCCCATGTGCAAGGCGTAAATGCCATCTCCATCGAACGCCGTAACACGCGTGTCGACGAAGCAAATATCTCCATCTTCAATCTCGCCTTCCATCGCCGGCCCGACGTTTTCAACAACGCGGACATGCGGCTGGAGCAGGTGAAGATTGTTCCGCAGTAGAGACGATGGAATGTCAATGTAATGTGTACGCTGTAGAGAAAAATCCTCCAAATACAGGACCCGCTGCAAGCCATCCGGTACGCGACCTGGCAGTTCGGCCACTGGACTTATCGGCTTCCCGGGTGCGTCCTTGAGCGCCGGCTCCTCCCCTGTGCCGTGATTGAGCCAATTCAGGGTCAGGCCAACGACCCCGGCGTCTTGGGCGGCCCTCTCAATGACACCCCAAGATTCGGGCGTATCGGGGATCAGTCCCTTGTCGCGATTGAACCAGTTCCACATGTGGCGCGGTATAACGCCGTACCGGGTGCGGAACTGTTTCTCGGTCAGGTTGCAGAGGTGCAATAGCTTGAGGAACCGCTCGTTCTGCGGTGAGAGGCTGTCCGATTTGGGACGTGTCCGTTTTTTGCCGATTTGCACCATTGGTTAAGAATGCCGCAACCATTGGTTGAACGCAATCGCACAAAGCACGGGGTGGATGGCGAATAATTTCGCCTATGGTTGAAAATAGTCAACCAATAGTCTAGGCTCGCCGCCATGAATGGTATCGAGCGCGCAGTAGAGATTTTCGGGGCCATCTCCACAGGGCCTAAGACCAACCTAGCTCGCGCGATCGGCAGATCGCCGGCAGAGATCGATAAGTGGCTCAAGCGCGGCTGGGTACCCGCGAAATACTGCGCCGCTATTTCGGCGGTCATACCTGTTGCCATCCCCTTGGCTTTGATCTACGGGCTAGACCCCGACCTCGCGCACCCGATCAGCCTGCAGGAGCTCAACCCGGATCTGCCGGACGTCATGCCTGTGCGCACTGCAGAAGCGGAGGACGCCTGACATGGAAGCTTCAATGCGTTTGCTGCTGAAGCAGTTGCCTACGGGCGAAATCGTTGCCGTAATCGAGCAGAGCTTGGGAGTCGATATTCCTGCCGGTGTCCCGACACCATTGCGCGAAGGCGTCCGATTGAACCTTCGCCTTGAAAACGCGGACCCCGCTGCGCTCTTGCTGCTCAACAAGCTTATTCGCGGCCTCCTCCCACTCATCGAACGTTGCATGCCACCGGCGCTGCGTCGGCATAAGCCGTCGGAAGGCTTCGTAGTCATCTCGGGTGAACCAGGGGATGCCAATGGCACTGAGTGGGGCCGAGTTGTTCATGGGAGCGTCCTTTGATGATCTATGGCACGTCACGGCAACCTGCGCGCGACCCCGTGATTGTGGGACGTTTTGACGTATCCGGCGGGGTACTCGAAGCGACAGTCTGGGCAGATAAGGTACTTGCGCATTCCCTTGCTCTGCGGCTGGAGATAGCCCGTCTTTCCCGCCGTCACGCACGCCGGACAGCGATAATGAAGTTGGTGCTGCGGGGCTTCAGTTTCCTTCAAGCGGTAAACCGTTGGGCCTTCGGGAAGCGTCACCAGGTCATAGCGCTCAAGCTCCTTTGCCTTTCGAGCGCTCTCGTCATTCGTCATTCTGAGCGATTCGATCTGGTCTTTCAGCAGACGGATCTCCTCCTGCGCCGCCAGAGTTTTTTGCTGCGCATCAATCAGGGCAGCGTAGATCTTGGTGAACTTGTCGCTGAGGGAGTTGGCGATCTCGTTCGCTTTCGCTTCATCCCTCGCCTTGACGGCGCCGACGATCAGATCGATCGCAGTTTTAGTGCTGGAAAGCAGGCCACCAAGGCTTATTGGTTCCATGACGTCCCCATGTTGGTAGTTGATCGGTTGGCACCATCAGCTTACCGCATGGCGGACGTCGCCTTTTCGGGTGCGCGATGAGCGTCGAAGCGATCACCTGGGCGCTTGGACAGGAGGTCCCTCACTCGTCGGCAAAGTTCGTGCTGGTGGTGCTGGCGAACTGCGCGAGCGGTGATGGAAACGTTGCCTATCCGTCGACGGCCTATCTTTCCGACTCGACATGTCAGGATCGGAAGACCGTTCTTGCGAACCTGCAGCGCCTGCAGGAAATGGGTTTCATCACGGATACCGGCCAGCGGGTCGGACGCACGCGCCAGATCATCGTCTATCGTTTGAACATGCCCGAAAACGGTACTGTTAAAGAGTCCCGAAAACGGAACAGTACCGAAAACGGAACAGTACCGTTTTTCCCGGGAAACAGTACCGTTTTTCCCTCGAAACAGTCCCAAAAACGGGACACGGAACCGTCAGGAACCGTAAAGGAACCTAAGAGAGAGAGAGACGCGCGCGCGCCGGCGCAGGATGACCCGCTGCCCGATGTCGATCCCGAGCGCTGGCAGTTGTACCTCGACCAGCTCGCCGAGGATGGCCGGATGTCGATCAGCCGACTCAAGACGGCGCGCATGCAGCTCATCGCGCTGGCGCACGCTGGGCATGACCCGAACGTCGTTCTCGAAGCCGCCGTAATGCGCGGCAAGCGCGATCTCAAGGCACTCGCTGCGCAGCTGGCCGGTGAGCTCGTCAATTCCACGCCAGGAGGAACCCATGCAGACCGCACACAAGGCCGCGGTGGCAGCGCTGTCGAGCGCGTCCGCGCAGCGAACGAACGCGCTGAGCGCGAGGAACAAGCCGCTGGCGCAACAGGGGCAGGGCGCATCTTCGACGCCTGAAGCTGTGCCGCCGGCTCAGATGCGCAAACTGTGGCTGCGCATGACCGAGATTTACGGGCACAAATGGACGAGCGCTTACGGCGAAGATGCTGAGAAGGGCGCAGGACACACATGGGCGAAAGGTCTCGCATCGATCACCCCGCGGCAGATCGCGAATGGCATCAGTTCGGCGATTTCGTCATCGGACAGTTGGCCGCCCACGCTGCCCGAGTTTCGGAAGCTGTGTCTGGGCATCCCGTCGTTCGCCGCGGTCCAGTTCGAACTGCGCACCAACAAGGACGCGCGTTCGCCGTTCCTTCGTCAGGTGTGGTCCTACGTCGACAGTTACATGTTCGCGCGCGCCGATCAGATTAAGGCGGAACGCATGTTGCGTGAGGCGTACGAACTCGCGGTGGAATTTGTGATGCGCGGCGGTCCATTGCCGGCGCCGATATCCGCAGTGATCGAAGCGCCGAAGCCCGAACCTCACCGGCCGGCGCGGCCGGAGGTGGCGGCCGAAAACATCGCGAAGATCTCGGAATTGCTGCGCGAGAACGAGCCCGGCGTCGAGCAGGTTGAAGCCGAGGCGATCGATGACTCGTATGCGGAGCCATTCGAGACCACTGAGCAGGAGGAAATTATTTGATGCGCCAACGGCGTCGCTACCAACCTATCTCGCACCGCGATCACCCTTTGAGCCACAGCGTGCTTAACGAAACCAGGTATTGCCGGAAGCATGGCAAGCGCTACCAGCTCAACGTAGTGAGGAACGGTCGCATCGAGGGTGGCGGGTGTCCCCTGTGTAATCCGCCCAAACCGCCGGTAGAACCGGAAGGGAGCAGCAAGTGAGTGACCTGAGAAGCGCGCTGCTGCTGGCGGCGCTGCAGCGGAAGGGCAAGCCGATGGATGGCGACGAGTTGCTCGACCATGCAACCGGGCTTGCCCTGAACGAAGGTTGGACCCCCAACGTTTTGGGGTTCAACCGTAAGGTTGTGGCTCGGCGCCTGGTCAACATGGAGCGCGAAGGCCTTGTAAAGGTCGTGGCGATGAACCGGGATTCGGTGAACCGCCGTGACACGCCGGTGTACGAGCCGACTGGCGGATGGGATGCAAGTGCCTTTGTCCCGGGCCCCCAAGGAGAGAGCACGCGGACCTTGCAGGCCGCGCGCACGGAGAAGACGCCGTCCAGCTACGACGCCATGTCGCCGCGGCAGCTGCGCGCCATCCTGGAGACGCAGGACATGCTGCTGGAGAGCACCTCGCGCATGATCCAGCACCTGCAGGCCGGCCTGAACGACATGGCGCAGACGCGCGAGAAGGCTCGGCTGCGTCTCGTTGCCGAAGGGCTGGAGCCGCGCTGATGCCCAGGCATATCGCCCGCGCCCGCAAAGACAACAACCACGACCTGATCGTGAAGGCATTCGAGCAGTTGGGCTGCTCTGTGGAAGAGACGGTATGCACCGGGCTTGAAGGCTTCCCCGATCTGCTGGTGGGCTGCATCGGCGTCAACCACCTGGTGGAGATCAAGAACCCCGATACGGCGTACGGCCGCCAAGGCTTGAACGAGAACCAGCACGCATTCAACGCGCGCTGGCGCGGTGAACGCATGTGGTCGGTGTCGACCTCCCAGCACGTGGTCACTTTGGTCCAGCATTGGAGGGCCCGCCCGTGAGCACCTACGTAGGGCGCATCAATCTCTGCAGCGACGTGCCGGGCGTGGCGATCAACGCTCGGGAACAAGTCCCGCCAGAAGCCGAGTGCACCGTCTTTGTCGATGGCGATGGCGGCGTGTTCGTCAGGCTCGGGAACGTCTGGCAGGGGTCCGCAATGCGGGCGTGGCAAGGCGCAGGCGATTGGACCGCCAGCGAATTGGCCCAGGCGCTGCTGGCCAATGTGCGCGAGCGGGGCTTGGTATGACCGGCAAGCGCATCCGCGAGCTTTCGCCTACCAGCAGGCGCTACGTACGCCATCCAACGCATCCAATAGGCTCGGCGAATACGGTTACCTCGGCCGTACGCGCCGCCGAGGAGATTGTGAATCTGGCCAGGCGCGCCGGCACTCTGCTGGTGTTGGTCGACCCAAGCGGCAGCCTCTACGCCATGCCGCACAACTGCGAGCGGGCGCGCACTCTCAGCAAAGAGAAGACGTTCTGGATCGTCGGTGTGTTCAACCGGCTGGTTCTTGTGCGCGACCTTGCCGATGCGATCGTGTTCGCGTTCCGAGACATAGGAGGCAGGCCCGCGTGAACTATGCCCGGTACCAGCAGCTGGAGAGCGGCCTTTCGGGCATAGCCAAGAAGGTGCTCAGCGTGATCCCTCTGACCGAGGAATGGGACTCACGCAAAATCATGGGCGAGCTTCTGCGCGCCACCCGCTCATCTCCCGACCTTCGCGTCATTGAAGGGTGCTTGCGCGCCATCCTCGATGCAGGGCTGGCCAAGGAAGTGGCGCGCGGCATGTATCGACGGGTACCAGTCCCGGCAAAGCCGATCGCGATCGCCAAGCCGCAGCTAGAACCGGAATCCTCCCAGGAAGCGCCCATGCCCAAAGAGAAGCCGCCTATCGATTCGTCGCTGGATAAGTTGGCCAATGCCGCTGCCGCGCTCCGCGGCCTGGCCTTCCAGTTCAACAAGATCGCCGGGGACATCGAAGACGCCGCCCTGCTGGCTCAGCAGCAGATCCAGGACGAGCGGAAGAAGTCGGAACGGTTCCACCAGCTCAAGCGGTTGCTGGCGGAGGAAGGTGAGTGAAGCGCACCCCGCTCAAACGGGACAAGCCGATGCGCAGGGTCACGCCGCTACGTACGACGACGGTTGGCTTGCGTCGGGTCGCGCACAGCACCAAGCCGCCCACCGCGGAAGACGAGGAGCGCTTCCAGGCCATGCGCCAGATCGGCTGCGTCGCTTGCCTCAAGAATCAGGAAGTAGGTCGCGCATCGGCAACGCTGGTGCTGCGCCGCCTGGAAATCCACCACCTGATTTCCGGTGGTCGCCGCATTGGCCATCACGCCACCATCTGCCTTTGCCACTTCCACCACCAGGCCAAGTTCCTGCCGTATGTGGATTACGGCTACCAGGCGCAGGCCGCCGCATTCGGCCCGAGCCTCGAACGTGAGCCGCGGCGCTTCCACGATATGTACGGCACCGACGAAGAATTGCTGGCACGCCAGAATGCGCTGCTGGCACACATGCGCACCACGACGCCGGAGAACGCTCCCGCATGAAGCCATCGCCCTCAAAGCGCAAGCTGGAGCCATGGACCGATAGCCGTCCAGAGCCGCTGGAACTGCTGGCGCGCCTGGCCGGCAATACGGCGTTTCGGCTGCCCGGCAGTGGCGGCATGCCTACGCTCACCACCGAAGACATCGCCCATGCCCTGGGATGTGTTCGCAGTGAGCGCGCCAAGACCATTGCGCTGGCCATTGCCACCGGCAACAGGCACGCGTGGCCGAACGTCCACCTCCTGGCATATCCGCGCCTCATCTCGGAGCTGCAGGGCGACCGGCGCACGCGCCAATTCGTATCCGGCGCAGATAAGTTCCGTGCCCGCATCGTGCTGCACACTGCGTTCCACGATCTGGTTGCATGGCAAGAGCCGAACTGGAAAGACGGTGCGCTTGGATGCGGCATGACGCAGCGCGATTACAAAACGCTTTACTATTCCGTCTCCGGCTTCCTGCGCACTGATGCCGTAGCTGCCGCATACCAAGCTTGCGCAAAGCTATTTGGGAAAAAATCAGATGAAAGTCTTTGATCTAACTGACACGCAGCTGGATTATTGGGTAGCGCGTTGCGAAAAGTTACTTAATGGACATGAGCAACTGTTCCCCAATGAGCGGCCGGTTAAAGGCCTTTGGCTACGCGGTCAACTCTATTCTCCTTCAACGAATTGGGCATTGGGTGGCCCGCTCATTGAGCGCGAGCAGATTAGTATCCGCCACATTCCATGTCCAATCATGGGACAGATAATTGCCGCCTCAATCGAATATATACCGGCGTCACCAACAGACCCCGCTCGCATGGGCGCTGGGTGGTGGGCTGGGGATACACCCCTGATAGCCGCTATGCGCGCCTATGTGGCAAGCAAGTTTGGCGATGAGGTGGAAGACATTTAGCGCGCATGTCCCCGCGCATCTGCGCGCTTCTCCGCGCATGTGGCGCGCATTTGAAATTGGGGCCTTTTTGGGGCTAAATCTGTATCGTCGACATTTCTACCCTTCAAGCCCCGCACATGCGGGGCTTTTTGTTTTCCGGAGTCCAGATGCAACCCAGTGCAGCCGCCATCGCCCTTGTAAAGGCGAGCGAGAGTCTGCGACTTGAGGCGTATCCCGATCCCGGGACCGGCGCAGAGCCATGGACGATCGGCTGGGGGCACACTGATGGTGTGCATCAAGGGATGCGCATTACTGCTCAGCAGGCCGAAGACTTTCTAGCAGCTGATCTCGCGCAAGCTGGGCGCTGGGTCTCGATCCTGGTCAAAGTCCCTTTGTCGCAGGGACAGTTCGATGCTCTGACGGATTTCGTTTTCAACGAAGGTCCCGAGCATTTGCGAAATTCCCATCTGCTAGCGTTTCTCAACGCCGGCGATGTCGAGGCTGCAGCAGGCCAGTTCAAGTTTTGGGTAATGGCCGGCGGAAGACCGCTGGCGGGGCTGGTCACGCGCCGCGCTGCAGAAGAGCAGATGTTCAGAGCAAATATGTTTGCTGGGGTAACCGGCAGTGCCGAAACCCAGGCAGCAAAGTGAGGATGCCGGCATGACCTTTTCCAGCGTTCTCGTTGTCTTGGGCGTCAAGCTGAGCACTACGGTGGCCGGATTTGCTGGCGGCGTTGTGTCTCTTGCGTTCGTGCAGAAGCTCAACCGATGGCAGGCAGTGTGCGCAGTCGTCGTTGGTTGCCTGACCGCTACGTATTTGAATCCGGTTGTAGATGCCAAGCTTGGCATCGCCCAGCCCGAGTTCGTGAACTGCACAGCCTTCGTCATTGGCTTGTGTGGCATGAACATCGTTCCGCTGATTAAGGCTGCAGTGTCTAAGTCCGCCCAGCAGCTCGCGGGACGCTTCCAACCCACACAGGGGGATGGAGGTGCACCATGAACTGGCTTTCCGCTTTTGACATCATCCCGCTGGTGGTGATCGTGCTGTGTGCGATCGAGCAGCTTCGCTTGGCTGACTGGCGCAAGCATCCACTGGCAACCCTGCTGCTCGTTTTCCTGGCTGTATTCGCGTTCCACCTCATTGCGCAAAACCTCCGTGGTGCCGCTACACAAGCGTGGCAATTACTGCTCGATTGGGGTCTGGCCATGCTGTTCGGGTATCAGACCTTGACTTTCAATCAACGGGATATCGATGAGCTGGGTGATTCGGATCACCGGCCGGCGCAGTCCCGCTAAATCCACCAAAGGAAATCCCATGAAAACCATCCGCTCTTTCGCGGTAGCTGCGGCTATCGCGCTCATCGGTTTGTGTGCTGGTTGCGGCATCAAGCCTCAGCCGCTTACGCCACAGCAGATTGCCACCATCGCATGCCCGCAGTTGGACCTTGTGCATACGCAGCTCACCGCGCTGAACACGGCGCTGGAGGCTGATCCTGCGACTGCCGCAGTGGGCGCAAAGGCATCAGAACAGCTTGCTGTCGTCCATGCCATCGTGACGAAGGTCTGCAACGGCGCGGCGGCAGCACCGTTGGTGGATGCATCGAGTATCCAGGCGTTGATCCAAACCGGATTGCCTGCGCTTGGCTACCTGGCTGGATCGCTACCATTGACGCCGGCCCAGCAGGCGCAGGTGCAGGCAGCGTTGGTGGTAGCAGAGACCGCGGCAGGCGTCGTTGGAGTGGTAGAGCAGCAGATTAAGGCGGCCCAAGCCGTGCCCACGTCTGCGGCCACGGTCGTGCCGCCGCTGCAATGAACCCGATCGATTGCGCCCTGCTGGCAAAGCGCGCCTATGCGGACGCGCCAACGGTAGGGAGGGCGGATAGCGCCTCGCGGATGCATGTGTACGGAGAGGTGCATGTATTCCGTGGCAGCGATGACATTGCCTCCTTTTTGGCAGATGCCGATTGCATCACTGTCGAAACGATGGGCTTCGGCAAGTTGCATGCTGGCTTCTGGGAAGCATGGTGCGTCATGCGCCGGGACTGCTTAGCGATTCAGGCGCCTAAGGCGGCAGCTGGGCATAGCCTTGGCGGTGTGCTGGCGATCATTTGCGCGCTGGAGTGGGCACTCAAGGGCGTCATCGTCCCGATATATGCCTTCGAGCCGCCGCGGCTATGCTGCGACGACACGATGCAGATGCTGATCCAGCAAAAGGGCATTCCATTCTTCGCCACGCGCAACGGCAACGACCTGGTCACGCAAGTGCCGGTTAACATGACGCTTCCAGGCCCACTGACGCAGATCGGCAAAGGCGTACTGCCCTTCGACAACATCGAAGACCACAGCATCGACAGAGTCATCCAGGCGCTCACTGGTGTTGAGCAGTAATGCCGATCGAGATTTCAGTACGATCGAACATAAAGGAAGTCAGTAGAAAGCTGGGCATCTTCGCGCAAAAGCAAATCAACTACGCTACTGCGCGCTCATTGAATGATTGCATTCAGGATTGCCGGCAGGCCGTGCCGAACGCAATGCGGCAAGTTTTTCGCGATCCCGTGCCACGCACACTTAACGCACTGCGATACAAGCCGGCCACGAAATCTACCCTTACCGCGACGCTGTGGATCAATGATGACGGTGGAAAGGGTATTGCACCGGCCAAGTATCTGGCCGCCGAAGTGCAGGGTGGTGCTCGCCACCAAAAGCGGTTCGAGCGAGCACTGCAAATGCGTGGTTTGATGCCGGCTGGGATGTTCGCCATTCCTGCCGAGAGCGCACCGCGCAACGCAAACGGGGATGTGCCGGGTAGCTTCTACGTGCGCATCCTGTCTTACTTGGCCGCCTTTGGTGAGCAAGGTTATCGCGCCAATATGACGGACAAGAACCGTGCACGCATCGCGGGCATCAAGGTCAATGCGCGCGGGTTCAAGACCATCACTGGTGCGATGTACTTCGTGTCGCTTGGTCGTGGCAAGGCAAAGCATTTGAAGCCTGGCATCTACAAGAAGTCAGGCACGCATGGAGTGGATGTCGAGCCGGTGTTCTATTACGTCAGCGCCGCAACGTACAAGCCTCGGCTCGATTTCGAAGGCGTGGTGTTGAAGACCTTCGGGTCGAACTTCACGCCGCACATGACGAAGCGCCTTGCCGAAGCCGCGGCGACGGCGCGGTGAGGTCGTGGCGAGGCGCGGCCCCCGGGGCGTCGTGGGTCCTTCCACGACCCTGGCGCCGCACGGGACATTCGAGCCGTGATGTCACACCAGCTATGAGTCTGAAAAGTTGTCCGCAGGGTTGTCCGCACCATGACTGAGCGACTGGCGGTTCGAGAGTTTGCTCGGCGCGAGGGTTGCAACGAAAAGCAAGTTCGCCGCGCCGTCGAGAAAGGCCTGCTGCGCAAGGATTCCGACGGCCTGATCAGTGCAGACCAGCTCGGCAATGGTTGGCGGAAAACCAACCGGCGTGGCCGTGATGCGGCTGCGGCCGCAGTTGCGGACAAAATTGCGGACATTGCGGACAAGCCGCAGCAGAATGTCCGCAAGCCGAATGTCCGCAGCGAAATGTCCGCACGCAGCGATGAAAGTGCGGCAGAGGCTGCCGAACGGATCGCCTTGACCGCCGCACCCTTCGAAAGGGTTGAGGCAGAGCGGATCAAGGAAAACTATCTCGCGCTCCTGAAGAAGCTGGAGTTCGAACAAAAGGAAGGGTCGCTTGTTGAGTTGGAAGTTGCCGAGCGCGTGCTGTTCGAAGCGGCGCGCGCCCAGCGCGATGTATGGCTCAACTGGCCGTCACGAGTTGGCCCGCTTATCGCAGCAGACCTTGGGCTTGCGGCGGATCTGGTTACGCAAGTTCTGACGGAGCATGTCCACAAGCAGATCGCTCAGATCGGCGAACCAACCGCTGATTTCGCAGACGTCGAGTAAGGAAGCTCGCCTATATTTGGCCTGGCGTAGAGGTTGGTGCCCGGACAAGGCCGCTGCGCCTGCGCCGATCGTGGAATCGCCGAAGGCGACCAGATTGCATTCGGCATGGCGGCGTGGCTGGACCCCGCCGCCACGCATCAGCGTGCCGCAGTGGGCCGACACATATCGGCAGCTGGCTGAAGCTGGCGGCTCAAACGGGAAACGTCAGACCTCTGTTGGTCGGTGGGAAACGGCAACCGTTGAAATCGCACGTGGCCCGATGCTTGCCGTCACCGAGCCGGGCGTGCACATCATCACCGTCAAGGTGAGCACGCAGTTGCTGAAGACGTCTCTTCTGGAAAACGTCTTCGGGTTCAAGGCGCACCTTGACCCCGGGCCGATGCTGCTGCTTCAGCCAAAGGACGACGCAGCGGAGCAGTTCAGCAAAGAGCGCATAGCGCCGATGATTCGCGCGACGCCGGTGTTGCGGAAGTTGGTCGGCGGCGGCAAGACCCGCAATTCCGACGAGACGCTGCTTTACAAGTCGTTTCCGGGCGGATTTCTCGCGCTGGCAGGTGCCGGCAGTCCGGACAACCTGGCACGACGGCCCATCCAAACATTGCTGCTGGATGAGATCAATAAATACCCCATCACCAAGGAAGGTGATCCGATCATGATCGCCGAGGAGCGAACCGCGAAATACGGTGCGACCTGGCTGTCCGTACGTGCCTGTACGCCCACGGTCGAAGACGAGTGCAGGATCACTCAGAGCTTCGAAGAATCAGATCAGCGTCAGGCGTCCGTCGAATGCCCGCATTGTGCGCATCGGCAGTTCCTGGACTTTTTCAAGCACGTCCATTGGGAGAAAGACGGCAACCGTCATTTTCCAAAGACCGCTGCGCTGTTCTGCGAATCCTGTGGCGCTATGTGGTCGGAAGGTGAACGCCTTCGCGCGCTCAAGACGATACGGTGGCACCAAACGCGGCCGTTTCACTGCTGTAATGAACGCCATGTACCCATCGAACGGTACGAGGCTGCATGGAAACTTGCTGATGCGAGCGCCGTCGACGCCATATGGACATGGTGGGCCAGTGATCGCTATGCGGTATATCTGGCCAGGTGTCCAACGTGTGGCGCGCATCCGCTCGATCGCGAGCATGCCGGGTTTACAGCGTCAAAGCTGTATAGCCCATGGTCGAAAGACAAGCCTTCGGACATCGCGGCGAAGTGGATTGCTGCCAAGGATGACGAAGACAAGAAGCAGCCGTTCTATAACACACAGTTGGCGCTGGCGTACAAGCGACACTCTGCGAGAGATGTGCCGCTTGAACAGCTCGTATCCCGTTGCGAGGTGTGGTCTGCGGAAGTCCCGGATGGTGTAGCCGTCCTGACAGCAGGCATTGATACGCAGGATTACCGCGTTGAAATCGAGGTCATTGGCTGGGGCGCCAATGAAGAGTCCTGGTCGATAGAACATCACGTGATCGATGGCGAATTCTCCGAACCTTCCACCCAGAAGGCGTTGGATGAATACCTCAAGCGGACATGGTGTCGTGCGGACGGACGGCGATTTGAAATCCTGGCGGCTTGCCACGATTCGGGCGGCCATCATTCGGAAGCCGTCTATGCGTTTTGCAAGGATCGCATTGGGCGCCGAATCTGGGCAGTGAAGGGTGAGTCGGCCAGGAACGGACAACGCAATCCGGTATGGCCGACCAAAAAGCCTTCAAGGCGTAGCAAGGCTTCTTACAGGCCGATCATCATCGGCGTGAATGCCGCGAAAGACACCATTTCAACGCGCCTGGCGAAGGTTCCTGGTCCTGATGGGAAGGTGAGCGGCCCGGGCGCCATGCATTATCCGGTTGACAGGGACATCAACTACTTTGCCCAGATGACGGCGGAGCGGTTGGTGCTGAAAACAGTTGGCGGCCGGCGGTTCCGCGTATGGGAGCAGCGTCCCGGAAGGGCAAATGAAGCGCTCGACTGCCGTGTTTATGGCTATGCCGCGCTGTGTGGACTCATCCATTTCGGGCTGAAGCTCAATAAGCGCGCAGCCGACGTGGCCGCGTCGATTGGGCCGCCTCTGCCATTGCCATTAGAACCGGACGGCCAGCCTACCGCTGACGCAAACAAGGTTGGTCCGCTCGTAAAGGGCGATCAGAAACCTAAAACATTGGCCAGCAAGCTGGCTTAGGAAAATCGATGTCCTGCGGCTACAACCCCAACACCAGCATTTTTGCTGGGATGTCGACGACTGCGCTGCAGACAGCGCTGAATAACGCGCAGCAGGCATATATCGACCTGACCACTGGTGGGAAGGTGCAGGTTGCGGCTTATACGCAAGGGGATGGCACGAGGTCCGTGACCTATACGCGGGCGAACATCGCGGATCTGGTCGCGACCATTAAGCAGCTGCAGGCGCAGCTGGGCATCATCCGCCGCGCGCGGCGTCCGATTCGACCGCTCTATACGTGATGACCAGGCAAGTCCAGATTCTCGACGTGCGCGGTCAGCCGCTACGTCCCACCAAAGCGAAGATGCTCAATAGTGGGCGCGACGGTGCGCCCTATGATGCGGCCAGCTATTACGACGATCACATGGCGGCGTGGCAGCCATGGCTTTGGTCGCCGGACACTGAGCTCAACATCTACCGCGACCGCATTGTTTCGCGTGTTCGCGACCTCGTACGCAACGATGGTTGGGCGAGCGGTGCGGTCACGCGCATTCTCGACAACGTCATCGGCGGGTGCTTTCGCCCGGTGTTCAAGCCGGACTATCGATCGCTGGCGGCTTATACAGGCATCAAGGCCTTCGATGCTGAATGGGCCGATGAATTCGCGAAGGTTGCCGCCGCCAACTGGCGCGCCTATTCGGAAGACATTGGCCGGTACTGCGATGCGCAGCGCAACCTGACCATGCCGCAGATGTTTGCGCTGGGCTTCCGCCACAAGCTGGTAGATGGCGATGTCTTGACGCAGTGCCTGTGGAAGCCGGAACGAGTGTCGCTTGGGCGCGCGCGGTATGCGACGACCTTCCAAATGATCGATCCAGATCGCCTGTCTAATCCGCAGCTGCAGTTTGATCAGCAGACGATGCGCGGTGGCGTGCAGATTGATCCGGAAACGGGTGCAGCGGAAGGTTATTGGATACGCCGCGCGCACCAGGGTGATTGGTTCAACGCGGTCAAGAGCATGCAGTGGGACCTGATACCGCGCGAAACCGCGTGGGGCAGGGCGATCATCATCCATGACTTCGACCATGATCGGGCAAGCCAACATCGCGGCGGCGCCGGCATATTGACACCAGTTCTGCAGCGCATGCGCATGCTGGCGAAGTATGACGCTACCGAGCTGGACGCCGCGATCATCAACGCGATCTTCAGCGCCTACATCGAGTCGCCCTTCGATCATCAGCTGGTCGAAGAGGCGATGGGAGATAGCACTGAGCTGAATTCCTATCAGCAATCGCGCAGCGATTTCCATAATGAGCGCAGGCTTGCGCTAGGCGGCGTGCGCATCCCGACGCTCTTCCCTGGCGAGAAGATCAATACCGTTTCGGCAGCGCGGCCGAACAGCAATTTTGAGGCATTCGAAAAGGCGTTTCTGCGCAATGCTGCAGCGGCGACAGGCCTGTCCGCCCCTCAGTTTTCGCAGGACTGGTCGGACATCAATTACAGCAGTGCCCGCGCGGCGCTGATCGAAGCGCACAAGACGCTTGGGCGGCAGCGGACCAACTATGCCGTGGGATATGCACAGCGCGTGCTGTGCACGTGGATGGAAGAATCCATGGAGGTAGACGATTACCCACTGCCGACAGGAGCGCCGGAATTCATCGAATGCCGCGGTATGTATTCGCGGTGCCGCTGGATGGGGCCGGCCCGTGGGTGGGTGGATCCGGTAGCGGAAGTGCAGGGCGCAGTGATGGGTATGGACGCAGGGCTTTCCACGCTCGAAAACGAGAGCGCCGAGCAGGACCTCGACTGGGAAGAAACGCTCGACCAGCGTGCGAAAGAAATCGAACGGTTCAAAAAGCTTGGCCTGCCCCTTCCGGCATGGTCAGGCGTGCTGAATGCGACGCAAGCATCGAAGAAGCCGGAGGCAGCGTAATGCGTTTTGCACACCTGGCACAGCGGCTTTTCAATTGCCCACTGGCCATCACCCCGGAAAAGGCCGAGGTGGTCATGGCCGCGTTGGCCGATCGTCTTGGCATCACGCATCTCTTTCGTAACGATGGCCAATCGGTGGCAATCGTGCCCATGGCTTTCGACTGGGACGACGATGACGCCACGCCGCGCCGATCCCGCAAGGATGTGGGATATGACATGGTCGGTGATACGGGTATCGCAAAGATCGCTATCGAAGGGACGCTGGTGCAGAAGAACGGTTACCTACGCCCTTCATGCGGAATGACCGGGTACGACGGCATTCGCGAAAACTTCTTGACCGCACTCACCGACCCGGAAGTGAAAGCCATCGTGCTGGATATCGATTCACCTGGCGGCGAGGTCGCTGGGTGCTTCGACCTGGTCGATACGATCTATGAGCAGCGCGGCGAAAAGCCCGTCTGGGCCATCCTTTCGGAAAGCGCGTATTCGGCGGCGTATGCCATCGCAAGCGCGGCAGATCGCATCATCGTGCCACGCACCGGCGGTGTGGGCTCGATAGGTGTGATCTGGATGCATGTGGATTGGTCGCAGGCTTTGTCCGACGCCGGCGTCAAGGTGACCTTTATCCAATACGGCGACCGCAAAGCGGACGGTCACCCTGAAATTCCGTTGTCAAAAGATGCGCGAGTACGCGTCCAGAATGACATTGACACCATGGGCGAGCTGTTCGTGAACACGGTCGCCCGCAACCGAAATATCGCCGCCGCCAAGGTGCGCGAAACGCAGGCCGGAACCTTTCTTGGCGCCGATGGCGTGAAGCGAGGTCTGGCCGATGACGTTATGGCACCAGATGCCGCCTTCCGGGCTCTCATTGAAGAGCTGGCTTGAATCCAACCGTTACGAGGACCGAACCATGAAAGTGCCCATGCTGGCGCGTGCCACCAACTTTGCCCATTTGCTCGGCATGAAGCCGCGCTCTGCTCGCGCCAAGGAGGAGGAAGAGCAGCGCCGCGCTGAAGAGAAGGAGAACGAGCAAGAGGCCGCGGCGGCCGAGGAAGAGGAGGAAGAAGAGGAGGCCGAGGAGGAAGAGGACGAACGGCGCGGCAAGAAGGGCAAAAAGGCCAAGAAGGCGAAAAAGGCCAAGCGGGTAGAGGAAGAAGAGGAAGACCCCGACGCCGAGGAGGAGGAGGAGGAAGAGGAGGCCGAAGAGGAAGAGGACGACAAGAAGGCCAAAGGCTACCGCTCTGGCTATCGCGATGCATTGGCGCGTTGCGCGGCGGTATTCGCCGCGCCGGCCGCTGCCGCACGTCCCGACATCGCCGCTCAGCTCGCCTTCGATCCCAACAACCGCATGTCGGCCAAGCAAATGGTCGATGTGGTCACTGCAGCAGCCAATGGCATGCCGCGCGGTGGGCGTTCATCGCTGCATGAGCGCATGCAAGGCGTTCATGTCGCCTCGGCCGGCCCCGGCGGGGGCGCCCCTCCCGCCAAAGGTTCGCCCGAAGCTACTGCCGCAGAGATTGCCGCTGCGGTGGCGAAAGCGCGCGGCAAGTAATTGCTGGCGGCGTGACATTCATCCCCACTGAGGAATTGGAACCATGACGATCACTCCCAATCAAGTTGGGGATTTGCCCCAGCAGCCGTTTACCTACCAGGACACGTATATCCCTGATCAGCTGATCGCGGATGCAAAGCTCCTGGTGTCCCAGCCCGGTGTTCTTTCCGCTGGTACGCTGCCGCGCGGCAGCGTGCTTGGCATGGTCAACAACAGCGCCGTCGAAATTGTCGCTGGCGCGAACACCGGCAATGGAACGGTCGGTGCGGTAAGCGTTGGCACGGCGGGCACCACCGGCGCCTTCACGCTGAAGGCGACTTCCGCGACGAACTTCACCGTCACCGATCCCGAAGGCAATGCGTTGCCCGCAGCGACGGTTGGTACGCCTTATGCGAATGCGGAAATCAATTTCACCATCACCGCGGGCGGCACCGCATTCGTTGCGGGCGACAGCTTCACCGTCACGCTGCCCGATGCGATCGGCACCTACAAATTGAGCGTCGCTACCGCGAGCGATGGCAGTCAAAACCCGAGCGCGATCCTGGCGGATGCCGCGGATGCGAGCGGCGGCCCGGTGACGATTGGTCTGTATGTCGCCGGCGAATTCAACCAGAACTCGCTCAACTACGATGCCTCATGGACGTTGCCGGCGCTGCGCGCAGCGCTGCGGTCGCAAACCATCTTCGTGAAATCCGCCGTCTCGGCCGCTGATCCCAGCTGACCTGACCCAACCGTCGCTCAATAAAGAAAGCCCCGCTTCGGCGGGGCTTTTTCGTTTGGGCTTCCGAAATTTTAGCTAAGAAGGAAATCTCAAATGAGTGGCCCGACCGGTGGCAGCTTTATCTACGATACCAATACGCTGATCCAGGTTGTTCCCAACCTGAAAATAGCACAGCAGTTTCTGCTCGACAAATTCTTCCCCAACCTCGTGACCTCGGATTCGGAGCTGGTATCGATCGACGTCGACGTCGGTAAGCGCCGAATGGCCCCCTTCGTGTCACCGCTTGTCCAGGGCAAGCTGGTTGAGCAGCGCCGCTACCAGACCAATACCTTCAAGCCGGCCTATATCAAGGACAAGCGTGCCCCCGACTTGCGCAAGCCCGTCCGCCGCATGATCGGCGAACGCATTGGCGGTGCGCTCACCGGCCGTGAACGCGAGCAGGCCAACTTGCAGTTCGAAATGGAAGACCAGGTCGATGTCCTCAACCGTCGCTTGGAATGGATGGCCGCGCAAGCCCTGCAGTTCGGCACCGTGTTGATTCAGGGCGAAGGCTTCCCGCCGGTGGTGGTGGATTTCGGCCGCGATCCGTCGCTCACGCTTGCGTTGGTGGGCAATCAGCAATGGGGCGTCACTGCAAATTTTGACGCCGATGGTCGCGATCCAGTGCCTCCGCTTTGCATCGAGCTGTGGCAGCGCCAGATCCTCAAGAAGTCGGGCGCGGTCGTCACCGATATCGTCTTCACGACTTCCGCGTGGCTGTGCTTCCTCAACGGCAAGGGCGTACAGGGCGCGATCCAGTTCCCGAAGCTGGCGGACAGCGGCAATAACATCAACCCAGGCCCACAGATCGTCAAAGGCGCGGTCTACAAGGGCCGCTGGGGCCAGTATGACCTCTGGGTGTACAACGACTGGTACGTCGACGATGACAACGTTGAGCAACCGATGCTGCCCGACGGTACGATCATCATGTGCGGCCCGGAAATGATGGGCACGCGTGCCTTCGGCCAGATCCTGGATCCCGACTTCAACTACGAAGGTCTGCCGTATGCTCCGAAAACGTGGGTGGAAAAGGATCCGGCGCAACGCATCCTCCTCATGCAATCGTCGCCCATCGTTATCCCGAGCCGCGTGAATGCGTGCCTCGCCGCGACGGTATGCCCGCCTAATACCTCGGAGCCGGTGTAATGAGCGGCCCTAATAAGGGCGATGGAAAAGCCAGCGACTTGGGCTTGGTCGAAGTTACTGTCGCTCCAGGCCGCACCATCAACAAGGCCGGCCCTGGCGAGAGCGTCAAAGTCAGCAGGGAAGATGCTGCAACGCTTCGGCGCCTCGGGTTTGCGGTTGATCCTGATGCGCCCGTCATCGCGCGTGGTATTGGGCCGACGTTCTCTTCGGAGGAAGGTCCGAAGATCCGCGTCCCCTGACGATGCCAATGAACTGGGATGCGCTCGTTCTCGCACCATGCGAGAACGTTTTCGGTGAGCCGGCTACTTACACGCCGGCAGCTGGCGGCTCGTTTCCTATCACTGGCGTCTTTGATCGTGCCTATAAGGAAGTAGGTTTAATCGATCTCGATATCGGCGCCAACACAGTACAGCCGGTGCTTGGCGTTCGGGCGGCACAGTTTCCGGTGCCTCCGCTGCAGGGCGACATGGTCTTCATCCCAAGCGTCAACATCACGTACTACGTGCGCGATGTTCGTCCAGACGGCCACGGCAGCATCAAGCTGATGCTCTCGGATTCGGGGCATTCATGACGACCACTGCGGAGGTACGCGCGCTGGTTGTCGGCGCGCTGCAGGCGCCAGGGGCGACCGGTGCTGGACAGAACGTTTTCCCGGTGATCGATTGGCCGACATCGGATTCGAGCTATCCGATCATCTATGTGCAGACCGGCCTGGAAGACAAAGAATCGCTTGGCCGGCAGGGTGCGCCACAGTTCACCGTTACCACGAACTTCCGCATCTGCGCTCGTATTCGCGCGCCGGCGCAGCCTGGCGGTGCTGGCGCGCTAGCCGCGCTCAATGCTGTGGAGACGTTTCAGCAGCAGATCGAAGTGGCGTTGATCAACAACCCGACCTTGATGGGACCGATCGGACCACTGCAGCAAATTCCATATGTCCGCATCGAGAAGAAGATCAACGCGGACGGAAATCAGAACCTTGGGGAGATTGTTCTGGACCTTGGCGTTGAGTACTACCAGGGGCCCGAGGATTTCTACCCCATTCCGACTTACCCGCTGGAGCAGATCACGGTCGACGCCGATCTGCTCAGCCCGTACGACCCCAACGGCACGTACGCCAATCCTCCTTTCCCTCAGGCCGTAACACCGGCGCCGCGCACCACCGGTCCGGATGGGCGTGCCGAAGGGAGCCTCGTTATCAATCTCCCGCAGGAGTAGCGACTCATGTTCGTCAAACCCGCGGCCGGTCTTCGCGTGCGCGATCCGGTCAAGAAGGACTTTTTGCCCGACGAAGGGCGCGAAGTCGCCGACAGCCTGTATTGGCAGCGGCGAATCCTCGACAAGGACGTGGAACTGGTGAAGCCATCAGCGGCCGCGCTGGCAACCAAGAAGAACGACAGTGCCGGAGGTGAGGCATGAGCACCGTACCCTTCCAGACTATTCCGCAAAATCTGCGGTTGCCGCTGTTCTTTGCCGAGGTCAACAACTCGCTGGCGAATACCAACCAGCAGAATCAGCGTGCACTGATCATCGGTCAAATTACCGCCGCTGGCGCGGCCACGCCGAACGTACCCCTGATCTGCCAGGGCAAGAGCGATGCAGTGGTGCAGGGCGGTGCAGGCTCCATGCTGGCGCTGATGACGCAGGCTTATATCAATGCCGACTCATTCGGCGAGGTGTGGTACTTGCCTCTATCCGATGCCGCAGGCGCGATAGCTGCGACGGGCACCATCACCTATGCAGGCGCACCGACCGCGGCCGGCACCGTCAGCTTGTATATCGCCGGCCAACTGGTAACGGTTGCCGTAAGCACGACCGATACGCCCACGACCATCGCTGCGTCCACGGTGGCGGCAATCAACGCGATATCGAGCCTGCCCGTCTCGGCAAGTGCAGCGGTAGGTGTGGTTACTCTGACTGCGCTGAACAAAGGCCTGGCCGGCAATGACATCGATCTACGGCTCAACTATCTCGGTACCGCCGGCGGCCAGGTGACGCCGCCAGGTATTACGGTGACCATCGCCGCGATGGCAAACGGCGCGACCAACCCCACCCTTGCCACCGCCTTGGCCAATCTGGGTGATAAGGCTTTCGACTTCATCGTGTGCCCGTATACCGATACGGCAAGCCTCAACGCCTTGCAGTCTTTCCTGAGCGATCAAAATGGACGTTGGAGTTGGGAGCAACAGGAATACGGCCATGTGTTCGCCGCCTATCGAGGCACATTCGCCGCGCAGACCACGCTCGGCACGTCACGCAACAATCAGCATGAATCCATTCTGGGCTTCTACGATTCGCCGAGCCCGAACTGGATCTGGGCGGCTGATTTAGCTGGCACCGCTGCTGTAGCGCTGCGCGCCGATCCAGGTCGCCCACTTCAAACCCTGACGCTCAGCACAGTGCTGGCGCCGCCGCTGCAATCCCGCTTCCCGCTTACCGAGCGAAATACGTTGCTTTTGGATGGCATCTCCACGTTCACCGTGCAACAGGATGGCACCGTCGCCCTGGAGAATGTGATCACGACGTATCAGAAGAACAGCTTCGGTCAGCCGGACAACAGCTATCTCGAAATCGAGACAATGTTCTTGCTGATGTTCGTGCTGCGCGATCTCGCGAGCGTGATCACCTCGCAGTTCTCCCGCATGAAGCTCGCCGCCGATGGCACGCGCTTCGCACCGGGCGCGGCGATCGTAACGCCATCGATCATCAAAGCCGCTCTGATCGCGGAATATCAGAACCTTGAATTCCAAGGTTATGTGCAAGATAGCGAAGGCTTTGCCGCCGGACTGATCGTGCAGCAAAACGCGACCAACCCCAACCGCGTCGACGTCTTGTGGCCCGGCGAGCTGATCAATCAGCTGCGCACCTTCGCGCTGCTGGCGCAGTTCCGCCTGTAATCGCCTGACCTCATCCATTTCATAAGCCGCCTTCGGGCGGTTTTTTTATTGCCCGGAGAAGAATCATGGCGACAAATCCCAATCGCCTTGCTGGTACCGCTTATTTCGCGATCAACGGTGTCAGCTACATGCTCCAAGGGGAGTTTGCTTATAGCCCCGGCACAGTCAACCGCGAGTCCCTTTCTGGGATGGACACCGTACACGGCTTCAAGGAGAAGCCGCGTCCGCCGTTCATTTCGTGCACGCTGCGTGACGCAAAGAACGTCACCGTGGCGGACTTCAATGCCATGGACAGTGAAACCATCACGGTCGAGCTTGCCAACGGCAAAACCATCATCGGCCGCAATATGTGGACCGTCGAGGCACAGGAGGTGAAGTCGGAAGACGCGACCTTCGATGTGCGATTCGAAGGGCCACAGGGCGCGGTCACGGAGAACTGATCGTGGAAGAAGAAATCATCGAACTGGACTCGCCCATTACCGAAGGCGATAAAACCCATTCGCAGCTCACCTTGCGTCAGCCGTTCGCCGGCGAGCTGGAAAAGGCGGCGCGCGCGGATACCAGCGTCGGCGTGGTGATCAACCTCATCAATCTGATCACCAAGATTCCACGCCGCGCGCTGGAGAACGGCCTGTGCCAGACGGATCTGGCCAAGTGCGACAACTACCTCAATCGTTTTACGCGCGCTGGGCAGCAGGCGGCTGGCCAGAGCTGATTGCGGAAGTAACAAGGTTCTACCACTGGGGTCCTCATGACTATGAGGACCTGACTCTCGACAAGTTGGCTTGGTGGAATGACCAGGCCGTCCGAATGCGCGACTCATGATCAATTATCGAATCGTTGTCACAGCGGTGGACCGAGCGACGGCCACTGCAAAGAAGATCAACGAATCGATGGAGCGCATCTCCGCGCCGTTCCGGGAAATCGGCAACTCGGTCAAGAGCCTTGGCCGCGAGATCGGCGTTGACAAGATCGGTAAGGACATCAAGAACATTGGTAGTCACGCTGTTGGCGCGGCACGCAAGCTTGGATCGATGGTGCCGGCCATGGCGGCCGTCACGGGTGTGGCCAGCGTTGCTGGCGTGCTGGAGCTGGCCAAGGCCTGGTCGCAGGTCGGTCGAAACGTCACGTACGCATCGCAGAACATCGGTATGTCAGCTTCGCAGCTGATGGCGTGGCAGGGTGCGGCGAAGATGGCTGGGCTATCGAGTGATGCCATGGCCGGTAGCCTGCAAGGTCTCGGCCGCACCATGGAAGACGCGATGTATGGGCGTAATCAGCAAGCACTCATGCTGTTCAACCGGCTTGGGATCGGCCTGAAGAAGCAAGCGAACGGTCAATGGGATGTGACCGGCGAAATGAAGGCGATCGCCGACCAGATCGCCAAGCGCAAAAATCCCCAGCAGCAACAGCTGATCGCGGACACATTCGGTGTTGGCCAGATGTTGCCCTTCCTTCGCATGGGCTCGAAGGGGATCGAGGAATACCAGAAAACGGCGCAGGGCCTCGGTGCCGTGATGACTGACCAGGACGTTGAGCGCGCCAATCAGTTTGCGCTGAGTCTGTCGAAGCTCGGTCTTGCTGGCCAAGGGCTCAAGAACTCCATCGGCAGTGCGCTGATCCCCGCGATCAAGCCGCTGGTCGATGAACTGGCGACATGGATTTCGAAGAATCGCGAGTTGATCGCCACCGATATCGCAGGCTATGCCCAGGACTTCGCGACATGGGTGCGAAGTGTGGATTGGAAACAAGTCGGGCAGGACGTGACTGACTTCATCAAGGACATCGGCAAGGTCGTCGATATGCTCGGCGGCTGGAAGGGTGCCGCCATCGCTGTAGCGGTCGCCATGAATGCGCAGTTGATAGGCGCTGTTCTATCGCTCACGGCTACGTTGGCAAAGGGAAGCATCGGGCTGCTGGCCTATATCGGACAGCTGGGCCGCGCCGAGGCTGCAGCCTCCAGTCTCGGCGGCGCACTTGGAAGTGTCGGCCGTGCCGGCCTCTATGGTGCTGCACTTGCGGGTGGCGTTTACGCCGGCAACAAAATCGCGGACGGCCTGGAAGGTACACGTGTGTGGGATATGGCCACGCACTACTTCGCGAAAAATACGGGGCGGCTGCTTGGCGCTGTTGGTTTTAAGGACAATACCTTCAGTCGTGCCGCGCACTTTGACGGCTACGATCAAAAATACAACGGCGCCGCATCGGTGACGTCGGTGGATCCGCAGCTGGCGGGGCGCGTCGTTAAGTACTTCGAGCAGCAGGGCTGGACGCCAGCCCAAGCCCAAGGCATCGCGGCAAATTTGATGCGCGAGAGCGCGCTCAATCCGAACGCCAGTGGCGATAACGGCAAAGCGTTCGGCCTTGGGCAGTGGCACGCGGACCGGCAAGCTAACTTTGCGGCATGGTCGGGCAAATCCATTCAGGGCGCTGGCATCCAGGACCAGCTGGCGTTTGTCCAATACGAACTCACCAAGGGGGCCGAGCGCGCCGCAGGTGATCGGCTCCGGCAGGCGCAAACGGCTCAGCAGGCAGGCGAAGTCGTCTCTCGCTATTACGAGCGGCCCGCTGATGCGAATGGCGAGGCCGCTGCACGTGGCGCACTGGCTGGGCAGCTGGCGGCTCCCCAGGGGCCATATACGAGCGCTGGCGGCAAGCCAGTCGACGGCAACGTCCACGTTCAGATTGAAATTCCGAATGCGCCTGCCGGCACGAAGGCAAAGACATCGGCCAATGGCAACACGACAGCGGCAGTGCGCATCGGTTATTCCCAGGTAGGAGCCGCAGCGTGAGTTGGTGGGACGAACTCCAGCAAGCGTCCTTCCGGGGCGTTCCGTTTGGCGTGCGCGCCGCTGAAGGTCGGTTCGGTCGCCGCGCCATTCCGCATTCGTACCCGTTCCGCGATAAGCCCTACATCGAAGATATCGGCCGTTCGATGCGCCGGATCATGTTGAGCGGCTTTCTGATCGAGAACAGCTTGGTCTATGGCGGCGGCAGTGTGATCGCTCAGCGTGAGCAAATGATCGCCGCGGCGGAAACTCCCGGGCCTGGCACGCTCATCCATCCAACGCTTGGCCAGCTTACGGTCAGTGTGCCGGAAGATGGTTTTGGCGTCATTGAGCGCTGGGACGAAGGCCGATACTTCGAAATAAATTTCACCTTCCTGGAGTCTGGTGACCGGATATTCCCGTCCATTTCGACGGCCACGGGCGGCATGCTCAGCAGCCTTGCCGATGCGCTGGATCTGAGCGCTGCCGCAGACTTCGTGTCGTCGGTGACCTCATCGGTCAACTTGGCGCTGGGCGCCGTGCGAAGCGTTCTAAGCCTTGGCCAAGCGGTGGTGGGTACCGTGGTCAGCGTTGCTGCTGGGTTCAACGTTCTGGTTGGACAGGCGACCCGTGACGCGACCAGCTTGCTCAACATGGCGAGCCTGTTGACGGGGAATTACGGCCGCTATGTCAATGCGAACGTTTCATCGGCCTATCAAGCGGGCATTGCGAACACCGGCGCATCCACGCCGACCATCGCGACACTGATCGCCCTGGGTGCTCAGGATCGGGCAGCCGTCGCCTCAGCTTCTTCCGCGCTGCTGACCGCAGCGAGTGGTCTGGATGGCTCAACGGTTGACGCTTTTCCTGCCGCGGCCCAATCGGTCACTGCAGCCCTGTCCAGTTCGATCGCGAACCCTGGCGACGCGGTGCGCCTGTTTGGGTCACTGGGCGGTTACACGCCCAACGTGGTAATCAGCGGCGCCGGGCAGACCCAATCTGCGCAGTTGATCGCGCAGGCGGCAACAGGAGCGCTTCTCCGCCGCGCGGCGATTGGCGCGCTGGCCAGGGCGGTGGCGACGTATGTGCCGACGTCCTACGACGATGCAGCCAATGTCCGTTCGGCGGTGACCGCTTGCATCGACAACGAGATACTCATTGCTGGTGACGCCGGCGACGATGGAAGTTATTTCGCGCTGCGCGCGCTGCGCCAAAGCGTAGTGAGCACACTCACTTCGGTGGGCGCCACCCTGGCGCCGCTGCAGACGTTTTCCTTCAATGCACCGCTGCCATCACTGGTGTTGGCGCAGCGCATCTACCAGGACGCCTCGCGCGCCGATGACCTGGTGTCCGAGGCAAACCCGATCCATCCTGCTTTCATGCCCGCGTCGTTTCGCGCATTGGCCAGCTAAGTCAGCATGCAACCCGATGATCTGGTCCTGACCATCAATGGCCAGGCGATTTCCGGCTGGACGGATATCAGGGTGACGCGCGGCGTCGAACGTTTGCCCTCCGATTGCAGTATTGGGCTGACGGAACTGTATCCAGGCGAGCTGGACCAAGTCGTCATTCAACCAGGGCAAGCATGCAAGGTGACGATCGGTAGCGACTTGGTGCTCACTGGTTATGTCGATCGTTTCATACCGTCGATCGCCGAAGGGCAGCACAGTATCCAGGCTCTTATCAGGTCGAAGTGCGAGGATCTGGTGGACTGCTCGGCCGAATGGCCAAACGGGCAAATCAGCGGCACATCGGCGCTTGATATTGCGCAAAAGCTGGCCGCACCGTACGGGATCGGCGTGCAGTGCTCCGTGAGCGGTCTGCCGGCCATTCCGCAATTCAACATGATCCGGGGCATGACGCCATTCGAGATCATCGAGCAGATCTGCCGTTATAGCGCGCTGCTCGCGTACGACCTGCCAAGTGGGAACTTGCAATTGGCGCAGGTTGGGACAATGGCTGCGGCCAGCGGCTTCGCACAGGGCCAAAACGTTCAGTCGGCATCCATCGAATTCAGTGCCGATCAGCGCTATAGCACCTATCGATCGTTCCTCCAGTCGATGGATGTGCTGGGCGATCTTGGTGACAGCGGCAACCTTCAGTATTCGATTGATGATCCGAACATCGTCAGTCTGCCGCGTCACCGCGAATTGCACATCATCGCCGAAGCTGGCATGGGCGCGGCCAACGTCAACATTGCATGGCTCCGCATACTTTGGGAGCTGGCGCGCCGCGCCGGCAAGTCCCGTGTCGTGCGGCTTCGCGCAGACAGCTGGCGTGACTCCGCCGGCGCACTTTGGGCACCGAACACGCTGGTGCCCGTGAGCCTTCCTGTACTGAAGCTTGTTGCCAATGGCTTTGTGATCAGCGAAGTGACCTATATCCGCAATGGGGAAGAGGGCACCGTGGCTGACCTGGTGTTGATGCCACCGGATGCATTGAAGCCGGAGCCGATATTGCTGCAGCCCATGTTCGGTGACCTGGCGGGGACCGCATCATGAGTTCGACTGTTGACATTGCTGGACGTCTCTGGCGGCGGGTTCAATCGGTCGTCGGTCGGGGCAGGGTGTTGGCGCTTAATGACGCCGGGCCGGTGCAGATGGTCCAGGTTAAATTGAATGCGATGGAGCTGAGAGACAATACCCCGCGCCTGGCGGAATTTGGTTTTACCTCTGGCCTTCCACTCAATGCTGACGTCATTCTGGCCTTTATCGGCGGCGACCGTAGCAATGGCGCAGTGGTCGCGTCGGGCCATCAGCCGAGCCGGCCGAAGAACCTCGCCGCCGGCGAATGCATGCTCTACGACGAATGGGGTAAGCAGGTCTATCTCACCCAGAACAATGGCATCGTCATCAATGCACAAGGGGCACCGGTGACGGTGAATAACGCCTCAAACGTGACGGTCAATGCGACGGGCACGATCACGTTGAGCGCACCAACTACCAAGACATCGCAAGTGTTTCAGGCAGGAAATGGTGCCAGCGGCACGTTCAAGTCGTCGGACGGCCACACTATCACCGTGCAGAACGGCATCATTACCGCCATCAACTGAGCATCAGCATGAGCGACATTACAACCATCTGGGACGCGGAAAACTCCCAGGGCGATTGGGCCGTCGTCGGCGGTGCGCTGCAGAGTGGCGATGACCTGGCCACAGCGGCTTACATCAGCGTATTCACCGACAGGTTGGCAAATGCTGACGACGTGCTACCTGACAACTCGGGCGACCGCCGGGGCTGGTGGGGCGATCTTGATCAGGACAAGCCTATGGGATCGCGCATGTGGCTGCTGGCGCGCTCGAAACTCACCAACAGCGTCGCGCTCAAGGCAAAGACCTACTTGGTCGAGGCATTTCAATGGATGATCGATGATGGCGTGGCAGCATCCGTCAATGTCACAGCAACCATCCAGAAGCCCAATTCGCTATACACCCAGGTCCAGATCAACCAGACCGATGGCACAACGCGGTCCTTTGGCTATCGATGGGCGTGGCTTCAACTAGCCGCATAGCCAACACCGCAAAGTGATTTCCCCAGCCGCCTTCGGGCGGCTTTTTTGTTTTAGGGATTCCGTGGAATGCCATATCAACGACCGACCTTGTCGACGCTCCGCTCTCAGGCAGCTGCCGACATCAATTCAAACATCGAAGGCGGTGATGGGCTTCTTCGGTTCGCCAATCTATTTGTGTTGGGCACCGTACTCGCCGGTCTCACGCATGAGCAGTTCGGCTATCTGGACTGGATTGCCCTGCAGGCTAATCCATTCACTGCTACCGACGTTTATCTTGAGGCGTGGGCGGCACTCAAAAGCATTTTCCGAGAACCTGCAACGGCCGCCACAGGTACGGCGACCTTTCAGGGAACGGTCGGTTACTCCCTTCCAAGCGGATCGAAGTTCACGCGCGGCGATGGCTACACCTATGTGACTACTGCCGCGGGCACTGTGGGCGCCGGTGGTACCGTGACCGTGCCAGCCGTTGCTGTTTTGCCGGGCGTGGATCCTGTCAATTACCCGGGCGGCGGTGGAGCCGCAGGAAACACAGCGGCCGGCACGGTTGTAACATTGACGGTATCGGTACCCGGCATCCAATCCACCGGTACGGTGGCCACGGCCTTTACCGGTGGCGCTGACATCGAGCTGGACGGTTCCCTGCGCACGCGCATGCTGCAGGCGTACCAAAACACGCCCATGGGCGGTGCGGCATCGGATTACGTCCGCTGGGCTTTGGCTGTGCCAGGCGTAACTCGCGCATGGGTTTCGCGCAATGGCTTCGGTACCGGCACTGTCGTCTTGTATGTGATGCTCGATCAAGCCGAGTCGGGTAACAACGGCTTCCCTGTCGGCACCAACGGCATCTCGGCGAACGATACGTTTCCCAGCGGTGCGCCGCGCGGAACAGTGGCCACCGGTGATCAGCTCAATATCGCCAACCAGATATTCGTAGAGCAGCCCGTCACTGCGCTGGTGTATGTGTGCGGCCCTTCACCGAACGCCATCAACTTCACGATGAGTGGCATCGGCACACCTCCCTTGGCCACACAGGTCGCCATCCAGGCTGCCATTGGCTATGTGTTCCTCGAGCAGGGATCGCCGATCGCCGGCGGCAAGGTCTACCTCTCGGACATTGAAACGGCGATTTCGGCCATTTCCGGCACCGAAGGCTTTGTGATCAATAGCCCTACCGGGAACATCCCAAACGTCGCTGGCGAGCTTCCCGTCCTGGGCACCATTACGTACAACCCATGACCGCGCCGACCTTCACTAATGCCGACTTCAAGTCGGCGCTCTGGGCGCTGATGCCGAGAGGCCGCGCATGGAATCGCGAGGCTGGCTCAGTACAGGACCAGGTTCTCGCCGCATTCGCCCCATCCTTCCAGCGAGCATCGACCGCGGCGCTCGATCTCATTGCTGACGCGTTCCCTGCGACGACGATCGATTTCATTCCCGAGTGGCAGGCCACACTTGGACTGCCCGACCCGTGCGCTGGCCCTGCGCCCACGATCGTCCAACAGCGGCAACAGATCGTGGCGCGACTCACCGACAGCGGTGGCCAGTCGCGAAGCTATTTCATCAGTCTGGCGCAGAAGCTCGGCTACACGATCTCGATCAATAACGACGCGCCTTTCCGATGCGGGCAAAGCGCCTGCGGGCAGCACCTGGGAACGCAGGATTGGTTCTTCAATTGGATCGTTTCGGCGCCGCTTTACACGATCAGTCCGTTCCTTGCCGGTCAATCCACAGCCGGCGATCCCCTTAGCACGAATGGCAATGGCGTCCTGGTGTGCGAACTCCAGGAACGGCAGCCCGCCCATTCCATCCTGACCTTCAAATTCACGTGAGGCTCTATGTATCAGATCGATAACCCGACTGCGGCCGCCGCGCGACCAGCAAGCACTGCTGCCGGTAGCGCAGGCTGGTTCACGGATGGTAATCCTGCGGGGAATGTTGCGGCGACCATTGTGCCGGCTGAATGGCTGAACATGGTGCAGGCTGAGTTGATCAATATCCCTGGCGCCGCGGGCATTGCCCTTAACAAGGCGACGTCGAATCAGGTGCTAGCCGCTCTCATTGCAATGTTCGCTCCCCCGGCTGGGACGGTGCGGAACGCGAAGATGTCGGTAACGGCAGCGTCTGCATCAGGAACGTTTACCGCTGACCAGATCGTGGTGGCCGCTGCTCTCAACGGGCAACCATTCCTACTCGCCAACTTCAATCAAACGATTAATCTGGCTACGACCGGCGCCGGCGGCATGGATACGGGCGCCGCACCGGCCTCAGGGTTCGTGGCGCTATACGCCATCTACAACCCGACAACGCAGACGGCATCGATCATTGCTACAAATGCAACCAGCGTTGTAGCGCCCACGATCTATGGCGGCGCCAATATGCCTGCTGGCTACACAGCGAGCGCGCTCATTGGTGTGTGGCCTACGAATGCGAGCGGGCAATTTGTGGTGGGCGCACAAGTCGACAGGGAATTTTATTTTGTTGGCGCGACCGCGGTATCAACGACATCTGCCGTCAGTACTCTAACTGCTGTGAACGCCTCTTCGATTATTCCGAAGAATGCGCGGCGCGTATCAGGATGGATGGGAATCGTCGGCACCGCAATGAGCAATGGCGTTACCGAAGTGGCTGCAACCTCCGCAGGTGTAGGGGCGTTTCAGTCTGCCATGTCATCCACAACAGCCTCTGATAATGATGCCATCGTAGCGAGTTTCAAAGGACTTCCAATCATAACTTCACAAACATTTTATTGGACGTCGAGTGTGAGCAGCGGAACATTTGGGAGTGCTTCTGTAGTTCTATCCGCCTATGAAATCTAAACTTGTTGCGAGGTTACTGGCATGACTGCCTTGAACGTTCAGTTTTCTGATTCCACGCAGGCAACTATCATTGCGTATTTTAGTAGTCCTCAAGATCCGTCTGAATATGCCAACCTTGGCACTGTAGACACGTCAGATGCACGCTGGAAGACTTTCTACAATTCACTTGGTCCCATAGAACAGGAGGGTTTGCCTGCACCAACATCTTAAATATTGACGTGTGAGAGATCTATCAGCAGAGGATTTATACTTGATTTCATGTTAGTTTTTATGAGGTCTATGTTGGGAGTGAATTGCTGGTGTCTGAGCACATAGAACATTTTTCTACCTGGATTTAACTGGAAGAAATCGATAAGTAACTCATGGATGGCTGCTTCGATGCCCTTATCTCGGACAAGGCCATGACGCACGAACAATGCTTCCCACCATGGCTCATTGGCCCATATTAGGTGTCCATGTAAAGGCCATCCTTTTTCGTCGCATTGAATTTCTCGCCAAAAACGTGTTCCGTCAGAACCATCCCACTGTGGATGGTATAGTCTAAAAAGATTACCTTCTTCACCATCATCTCCGTAAGATGGCGAATTGATATAGGCGAAACCTGTTTTACCTATAATATAGGATATCTTTTTTACGTAATTATCGATTTTCAATGGGCTTATGTGCTCAAGGATGTCCATCGCTAGAAATGCATCGAAGGCTCGATGAAAATCTAACTCACATAGATCTCCATAACGGATGTCACTGTAGACATTTGGATGCGCCAATAACATCGCAAGATGGCTTACTTCAACGCCGCACACTTCAATGCCTTCCTGCTTTAAAAGTGATATAACGGACCCATTGAAGCATCCAAACTCCATGCAGCTTTTTGCGCCAAGACCTTGCACGATTGCTGCAGTTACGCGCTTGTCCAGGTCAATTTCGTGACTCCAAACTCCCTGTGAGTCATAATATCTATATTCACTGATAAGATGTTCCATTAATTGGAAATCTGCATCGGAAGATGCTTTGTATATCCAATAGTCGTATCCGCTACGATAATATTTATCTGGATACATATCGATAAGGTTCGGCAGCGTAACTTCCGCTTTTAAAGACGGACCACGTCGACGATTGAATTCAGCTGATTCAATCATTGACTTTGCAAGGCTGGCGACATCCATCCCTCTTTGAAGTGCGCGCAGGCTTGATTGAAAGCCTCCCTCATCTGGCTCGCGGCCCAGGATGCCTCGGTAAAGAGATTTGATGATCTCGCTATAGGTAAGGGTGCCGTACTCGTTGCCGTCCATCGCAAACTCCATCATGTTCGCCATCGCCAATTATAGCCGACTGCCAACTATGGCATTTGCCACGGCCACGGCTCGTCCGGCTCTTCCTGAAACGAACCAACCTTCATCGGCTGGCCCTTGAGCTTCGCCTCGTGGTGCTTGGCATAGCCATCAATCCAGCGCTTCGCCTGCTTGAAACTTGCCGCATAGTACGGCCCTGGGTACTTCGGACCCCTGCCTGGCGCAAACAGGATCTCCCACTCGTGTCCCGTATCACGCACCCGGCAGAATGGCTGCGCTGCGTAGTGTAGGCGGAAGTAAAACGCCGCCTCATCGATCCACTGGCGCTTTTCGTAGGAGTAGCCCATGGCGGAAGGTTACGGCGCTCCCGTCTCACGCAATCGATTTTTACACGGAATTTTACACGTACCCGGTCAGTGGCTTTTCGCGCGTCGGGCAAGTGATTGTTTTTACTTGGTGCCCGGAGCCGGGATCGAACCGGCACAACCTTGCGGTCGAGAGATTTTAAGTCTCTTGCCCTCCTTGAGGGCAAGCCGGGTCCGTCATCATGGCCAGGCTAGTCTGCCTGATCGACAGGTATTTTGACGCCATACCGTTTCGCCTCAGCATCCAACTTAAATTTGAGTGCTTCGAAATCAGACCTATCGTTCATTGCGTAAAAATCTGCGCGATATTGAACGTAAAGCCGCTCTCCAATAACCGGTCGCAGGATATCCGTGCTGCGAAGAACGTCACTTTCAATTCTTGATGCCTCGGCGGCTTTAGACATAGAAATCAACGTGCTGGAAAGCATTACAGTTAGAAAAAGGGTATGCACGCGGAGTACGATTCGGGCCGACTTCTGAGCTAAACCGTGTTCTGGAATAGCGTCAAGCATCCTCCTCGCTGACGGTGATGAAATAACGAACATCGCAAAAAGAAATCCGATAAATATGAAATAGACAAGAACGCGTGCTTCGCCGCTTGGCGCGCTTCTGGCGGCCGTCCAGTAGATTGAATCCTGGTAACCTTTGCTAAATCGAGAAATAAGCTCGGCAATTCCTGAGAACAGTGCACTGAATGCGGGTGACATTACTCTTTCCCAAAGGCCGCTTCCGAACGCCCCCAGAATAATCGTACCCATAACCCAGCCGATCCATCGCAACGTTTTCATACTTAATTTCCCCTGTTTTGGCGTCTTTCACCGGCTGGTCGTGGTATCGAGCCGGCCCAGTGTTAGCGCGAGTACGTATGCTATTTCAATCGCAAATTGGTGTCGCAGTGCGCTGACTATGGCGAAACACCTAGGTGGCAAAGGCGGGCGTCAGGCGAATCAAGTTGTTGAATCGACAAAGAATCAGCGGCCTGCAAAGCCGTGTACGCCGGTTCGATTCCGACCCTGGCCTCCATTGCGAAGAAAGAAAAAAAGCGCCCTCGTGGC